CTTTTGATGAAGTTTATTTGACCTTTTTGACAGCTTTAGCGGGAGCAGATACATATCATGATTTCGTTGGTTCAAGATGTAAATTAATTCAAAACAGTGAGACAGATCAGACAGATCAGACTGATCAAAAACGAACTGCTTTATCATTAAATGCACAGTTTATTGCTAATGTAATACAACCACATTTACAAGGTGTACCATACAATAAAATGATTCTATATTATGTAAGCAACTTTAACCGTGACCCAATACTTATATGTGACAGTGATTGCTACACTTCTGAAAAAAATCATCTGAACATAAAAGCTAAGGATTACGAAGACACCGTCATAGCCTACTCCAAACTAATTTACAAACCTTTAAACATTGACAACCAACAACTTTTGTCTTTAAAATTGGTTAAATTCACACAGTTAATGGACGACAATGCAGACTGGAGAATCATGATAGACTCGACGCAAATGTCTGCCAATTGGTTTGAAAACAATAACTTATCATTAAAAATAGTCAAGGCATTAGCAAGCGATTGGGATTCTGCAACAAAGTTACAATTGCAAAATACAACATCTTATCGCATACCTGCTGGTCAATCTGTAGATGTACATGGGTTGGATACAACAAATAGAACAGATCATGTTACATTGCACAGGAACCAAATTGTTTTAGGAAATGAAACAAATTTTTGCACATTAAACAAAATTGACATTGCTGGAATGAAAACGTCTCTTCCTGCGATGTGCAAGCTCCTGACATTGTACAAAAACAATAAATGGCCAACAAACAGAAAACTTGTAGAACAAATGGTATTTAATGAAATATTTAAGGGAAAGGGTGTTCAAGCACTAAAAAACTCAAAGTCGAAAGAGTTAGCACAATTTTTAATTAATGAAAATGATGAAAAAATTAAAGGAACAGGCGCTCTTAAATGTTTCGCTATAAAAAGGAGTGGAGATTTTGGGCAAATACAAACAGTAAAAAATATGAATATTGAAGCACAAGCCAATAAGACATTTTTGATGACATTAGATCGTTTGTGTTTTTTGAGATGTCAATATGAAAATGTGCCAGCTATTTATCTAATAGATGAGAACAAAATAACCGTTTTTATTCCAGATACTAAATCGTTTTTAAACTATGTTACACCAGCTGATAAAATAAAAGACAATTATCATTCTCTGCAAAGAACACTTACGCATATTAATTCCATTCCATCTCCAAAACCAATGCACATAAATGGAGATGAATACCCACCAATTGAAGCATTTATTTACAATCTAGAGGATATAAATGATTTTAAGCACAGGTTTGTGGACCCTAACAATCATTACATGTGTGATTTTATTGACACACTTTACGAAATCATCGCATCGTACAACGATCTCAGATCTGAAATTTACAATATAAACGAAAGAATGATTGCAACAATCAAAAGATTGCAACAATTGAAGAGTCTAACACTAATAATCAAAATTGATAATGATAATGATAATGTCCATATTGATGATGTTGTCACAAAAGATCCTCAAAATGTTTCAATTGATTTAAACAATATATACACAATTCTTGAATTATTACAAGCTTTTTTCGACGATGAAAAACCGGTATATATATTCGACAATAAGTATCCAGGTCTCACTTCCACTCACAAAACCGATGATCTCTTACACGAACTTCCGTTTTGCAATATAAAATATGGTTCGTATTTTTTTGAATCAGACACACTTGCTGAAATATTAAAAACAGAAACACGTAATTACAACAATATGTATGCTATTAAAAAGACAATTAAAGAAGTTTTAGTAGGATTTACAAGAACTGTTACAAAATTGAAAGCGTCATTTACTAATGAAACAATGCATACAGTGTTGTCCAAACTCAAGTCAATATCAACTGCTGCTTTTGAAGGCATGTACATTGTAGAAGCACTTCATCATGCTCAAAAGAAAATGAAAAGCCGGTTGTCAATATTAACTGACTTTTTTGATGCTGTTGAGGCGAAATGTTTTACATCTGGGTATTTCATCTTAGAATTTGTGTTCGAAGATAAGAGAGAGCTGGAAAAATCAGTCACTATGTCGCAAAGCAAATTTCAATATTTTACAACCACATTCTTATATACAACACCTGTAGAAACTACAACACCTGTAGGAACTAGAAAACATGAAGGAACTAGAAAACATGAAGGAACTAGAAAACATGAAGGAACTATTGTTCCAACAAACAAAAGACACAAGCCAAATCCGTCACATCCGTCAGATCCGTCAGATCCGTCAGATCTTCAAGTAGAAGATCCGTCAGATCTTCAAGTAGAAGTTGTTCAACCATCTATGTTTTACAGTGTTTTTTTTGCAGTATGTAATGTGGTTTCAAATATATTTAATATTTTCATTCATCAGCAAAGTGGTGGTAAACAGAAAGGTGGCGTGCGGGGGGGAAGGGATGAGGCCCCACGAATTACTTTGGAATTAAGTAGTACAGAAAAAAACAATTGGGAAACTTTTTTCAAAGGATGTTTTGGAGACAATATATTTAAAAGCTCACTTATTAATGGAACTGACAACTTTGGAACTGACAACTATGAAAAACTGAATACTGTTTTGGTTAATATAACTTGTGAGTATTTGACAGGTCATGTAATAAATTTAACTGATATGGAAACTGACATAGTTCCAATTGTCAAACAGCATAAAATAAACAATGACCTGAATTCAACAGAAAGTGTTGACGTGTATTCTTTTGATGGTGATGATGATGATGATCGTTCGGGAGAGCCACCTTCAACTCCACCTGATGATCCTGGTGATAATGGTGATGGTGTTTTTGAAATTTTTGAATCTCCACCTTCAACTCCACCTCCACCTTCAACTCCACCTTCACCTTCACCTTCACCTTCACAAGTCACAAGTGTGAGGGGTGGTACACAACGTGGTGGAAATTCATATTTGCACAAGTATAAGATGTATTTGAGTATTTTAAGATCAAAACTTTGGTCAAAATTGCTGAAAAATAAATTGAATCCTAATAAGCAGTTATTCATATAACTTCAACCCTATTCCCCTCATTTCTACGGTGACTTATATAGTCTCGGGATGCAGTCATCTGTCTTGAATGTCTGCATCCCAAGGAAGGTCACACATTGTGGGAGAACGCAGCGTTATATCGTAGCATTCTCGTCTTCCCGCCAGCTATTTCAAGTGCATCCTCCGCGAAACCAAGTGACCTTTGCAGATGTTCAAGATGCTCTTGATGCAACCACCAAGTTAAGAGAATCTGATCGTTCAATGTACTTTGAGAGCCATGGCATGGACTATGAACGCGTGAAATTGTACTTCAACAAAGTGAACAAGATGGAAGACATTTTACTTGATACAACAACATTCAGATATAGTCAAGCTTTGACACATGTCGACACTGCATCCTATATCAGCCAGTTTCGCGTGTATTTCCATATTGCTTTTACTGTTGTAGCTATCTTCCTCACCATTCTAATGACGAATGACAGGGACAAAAACTAAACTCTCACACTTAACTAACCTAAATAGTTTCAAAATTAGATCTTCTTCAGACAACCGACGACCATTGGTTTTACTTTTCAATAAGTGACTTCAAGAATGCTTCAAATGACTCTGAATCTTTGTACCCAATTGATTTAGCAAGGAACTGGCCCTCTTTGTAGATCAACACCGCGGGATAGCCGTCAATATGTTGTAGGTACTTGGCATCAGCATCTGATTTCTCGAACTTGCTGGTAGTGATAGAGTGTTGTGAGAACTCAGTGAGGGTGGATACTTTTTTCGAGAACTCTGCAAACACGGGGTCAAACTTTTCGCAGTAAGGGCACGTGCTGCTGTAGATGTAAATGACTTCAATGCCCTTTTTTGAAACATTTGTAAACTTTTCAAGTTTGTTCGAGGACGAATGAATGCTATAAATGTAGTAAATGGTAAACACTAGGATAAGAATTGCAGCCGCAATGAGCACTGTCTGAAATGTGTCGCTACTGATCATTTGTTTGGATGGCTTGCGAAAGATTTTAATGGATGGCTTTTTGACAGGCATGATGTAAATAGCGATTGCAATATATTAAAGATATATATCTTAATAGCAATATTTGTTTTTTCACAAAGTGAAAATAAAATATTTTTTTTTTTCGTTCAAATGCTCTGTACATACATCAATGTACTCGCATGCAATACTTTTGTTTGAAAAGAATACACAGTCGATGTTTACATTGTTTGATGTTATAATATCCCAAAATTCATCAGAGTGAAATTGTTTTGGGAGAGTCACGATGACCTTGTTATGGTAGGTTGTGTGTTCTTGGGTGTTTAAAAATACACATGTAAAACATTTGCTTTCCATTGATTGTACATAGTAGTCTAATTCTTGTGGATTCTCACAAATTAGGACAGAAGTGCACACATTGATACTTTCATAAACATGTTGAATTAGATTAATACCACCATCCATTTTTCTTAACGTTTCTGTGAGGTTGGTATTAAAATATGAACATTGATTACTACTTAAATATTTTTTAGCAAAATAAATAGTAATGGTTGACATCTATACGATCGACACCGAAACCTTCCTCAGGAAGAAGAATGAAGTATATGACACGCCGGAATTTTCGAAGTTAATAAAGCGAGTACAGGATCTCATCGATGTGCATAGCTGTTTTAAAGAAGAAAGCATCAATACATACACGTTCAACCACACACCAAAAAACATCGCTCATCAACAACTGTCCGGATCCAATGGATTCCAAATTCACCAACAGCGTTCGCAAGCTGGAGGATTACCGCAATGGCAGATAGGTAGGGTGAATCACCGCATAACCAACACCAACACCAACACCAATCCAGCTTATGGTGTCAACTACAACAACCGCGGAAACCACATCAATCACATGCGTGGTAATGGGCACGGACATGGGAGCGGAAATGGACGGCATAGGGACATCAATCAAAAAGCATCTACAACAGATTGGCACAGTGCTTATAAAAAAACAAATTTCAAAAACACAAACACGTCTGTTGTAAAAGATGTGACGAGCTATTTAAACAAAATCACACCATCAGCTTTCGATACTTTAAAAATAAAAATTGTTGATCATTGTGTCGAAAACACCGCAAACAACATACCAGTTGTTCTGGGCCTTGTATTGGACAAATGTTGTCGCGAAGAATGTTTCTTGCCCATGTACATGCAAATTATTCAGATACTTTGCGACGACCATCCTGACATTGTCAAACCGTACCTCGAGAACTACATCAAAACGTACGTTAGCCAGTTCACATGGAACGTGGATGAGATTGTTGTAGCCGGCGATCAATCTCAATCAAACTACGATGCATTGTGTGTGTTTTTCAAATTGAAGATGCGGTTGTATTGCAAGAACAAGTGCGTCTATATGATGATCAGCGAGAACATGGTAGATACATCATTCTCTGAGCAAGATTACTTTCAGTTCCTTTGGAAGAACCTTGAAGACATGCATGACAACAGTATCAAGATCGATGTTGTTACCCATTGTCTGCAAGATTTCTTGAACAATTCAAGAAACGCGCTTTCGGAACTTTCTATGGAGAAGCTCAGTTCTTTTAACGAAAATATTGTAAACGTGCAATGCGGAATGAACACACGCTTTAAATGGGCAGACTTACTCACGTCGTTGCAAAGGGTTTGAAAAGCGAGTTGACAATATATTTTGAATTGTATTAACAATAATGAAAAATATGATTTTTTAAATAGTTTAACAAAATTACATAAGACTTTACCATTAACTTTGCAAAATATCTTCTAAGGAGATGAGTAGCACACTCGAGGACAAGCGAGAACTTATTATACAGAACCTTAAAATTCTAAAGTTACAGGAAAATGCTAACAAACAGCCTTTCAAGGCTAGAGCATACGCGAAAGTAATCAAGCATATCGAAGAGTACGCTGGAGAAATCAAATCAATTGAAGACGTCAATGGCATTGATGGAATCGGAGATCGTATTCGTCAAAAGATTCAAGAAATCTTGGAAAAAGGCTTCATTGAACGGACGAAAGATGCCCTCAAAGATGTTGAAAAACATCGGGCAGAAGAGGCATTGGCCTTAGTGATGAGTATTGGAACTGTAAAGGCAAAGCAACTTGTAGAAAAGGGAATTACATCCATCGAAGATTTGAGAGAAAAGGTCAAGAAAAACCCAACCATCTTGAACGAAAAGCAAAAACTGGGGCTTTGCTACCATGATGATTTCATCAAGCGCATTCCTCGTGCTGAAATGGACAAACACAATGATCTAATCCATAAGATGATCAAAGATGTGAACCCTGAAATTGTTTGCCAGATAATGGGAAGCTATCGCAGGGGTGTTGCCACAAGCGGAGACATTGATGTGCTCTTGACACATCCCAAAAACGATGTTGGGCTATTTTCCCAAATCATCGACTCAATGCGGGAAAAGTACTTGGTCAACGAATTTGCATATGGAGTTGAAAAATACCTAGGGATATGCAAGCTCCCTAGGCACAAGACCTTCCGTAGAATTGACATCATGTACATCCCACCTGAACAGTTTCCATTTGCGATGCTGTATTTCACGGGTTCGCAAGAGTTCAATATCGAAATGCGCAATCTTGCTCTCGAGAAAGGGTACAGCCTGAGCGAACATGGTTTCAAATACAGCGCTGGTCCTAACAAGGGCAAATTCTTGGTCCATCATGGGTTGAAAACAGAAAAAGACGTTTTCGAGTTTCTGGAGATCAAGTATGTTGAACCATTCAACAGGGCAAAAGGCATGATTGTCAAGGTTTAGATAAGGAGATAGTCTGCATAAAACACAAAACACAAAACAGTAACAAAATTATCAAACATAAAAAATTTATTAATGAAAGAACAAAAAAATGAATACATATAAATATTTTTACTACTATTTATATTATCAGTATTATAATGGCATCATTGCAAGACGACAAGTATAAGAAGCTTACTCCAACGGTGCAGTATGGATTAGAACATGGTAGGACAATTATAATCAAACACACTAGTCTTCAGGGTGTAGAGACAACGTTTAATCCAAGAACACGCGAGTATTCCAAAGAAAAACTAGGACTCAATAATTTCAAAGCTGTTATTCCTGAAGCATTTTTTCCATCTCCTTTTCCAATCAAGTATCTGGCCAACAACCAAATATGAAGTTTGTCAGTTCTGAACTTGTGATTCAGTTGTTATTTAGCTATCTAAGAAGCAGGAGCTCCACCTGATTCTGTTGTTTCTGCTGCTGCTTTATCTGCTTCAACCGCTTTTTCTAGTTCTTCTTCCTCAATCAACAAAGGATCAACGGGCTTAGTCGATGGATCCTCAACAACAGGAGGTGGTCTTGGTTTAGATGTATATTCAGTTGGTCCAAGGAGAGTCGTGTCGTACATTTTAATGAGTGTAATCTTTTGTTCGTCGGAAGCCTCTTGCATTTCATTTCCTAAACTGACAAGTTTTTGGAATTCTTCAGGATTGTTCCGGCGTATGCTCATAAGGGCGTCGATGTTAGCTTCCACAATGTTGTTTTCTGGATCATTCTCATCGGTAGGTGACGCCCATTCCTCTAGCTTTTTATTCAACCTTGTAAGAAATTTCTTAGTTCCCATGTAGAACTTGACGATGTTTGCTGCATATTCACCACCGCCCCCCCCCCCCCCCCCCCCCCCCCCCCCCCCCCCCCCCCCCCCCCCCCCCCCCCCCCCCCCCCCCCCCCCCCACCACCGCCACCCCTCCCACCACCGCCACCTCCACCACCACCGCCACCACCGCCACCTCCACCTCCACCACCTCCCATCCCACCGCCACCGCCACCGCCACCGCCACCACCTCCCATCCCACCGCCACCGCCACCAGCGTCACCACCGGGTTTTTCTTCGGTGACACTGCTCATTCTTTGCTATTCACAAGAAACAAACTTATCTCTGTAGATGTATAAGAAATATTTGTGTCCTATTTTTTCGAACCGGGCGTTTTAAGAGCAATGTCAACAAGCTTGTTGATCTCTTCGAGGTGCTGCTTTAGTTTTTGAATTTCTTCTTTGCGAATGTACAGAACATCTTTTGCATTGGTGTCAACATTGATACTTCCTTCTATGGGTTTTGCATTCTGAACATATGTAGACTCCTCTGCTTTGACCTTGACGTCATCTTCTGACTCATTCCCTTGATAGTTTTCCTCGGTACGAATAAAATCACTCCTATCTATGACATCATCTGCATCTTTCTCCTCCTTCTGGGGCTTTGATACTTGTGGATTGGGAAAGTCCACAATGACTTGTTGAAGTATGTCTTGTTCGTTCTGGAATGTACTATACTTTGTGATTTCAAGTGGGGTTGGATTGCGTTTAAGATATCCGTCAAATACATCAATGACAGCCAATCTAAAGTTGTATTCTGGGTCGCCATCTACAAAGTGTTCGGCTGTCTTGGAAGTTGTGGATGCTGCTGTTTTCACATATGATAGTTCAGACTTCATAGAGTTCATAAGGATATAGAACACATAGACTAGTACAATTACAAAAAAAATGAGTGCGTACACTTTGCACTTGGATGCATTTAAACTCATCGGCATGTTTGTTTTACTCTTTACTTTGTTGCAGATAATTTTTGGGCTCTATCCAATACTTCATTGTACTTGAAAGGGTCGAGTATTTTAAAAACATTCAAAGCCGTGTTGCCATAGTCTAGCTCTTTGGCAAGTTCAGAAAGCAATACAGCGTCTATTTCTGCTGTTTTGAACAGTTCCGGAAATTTCGATTTCCTGTTCTCAAAGTATTCCTGGTTCAAGCCGATGTCTTCAGATTCATCGCTGCCACCCTTTGTTTCGTCGCCTTTAGTCATGCTTTTGACTAGCTTTTCGACTGTTGGGTACATTGTTTCGTTCATGTATACGGGAAGACTCGCAATCTTTTGCCAAGCAATACCTGATAAACTGCTATCGCTAAATGTTTCTCTGACTGACCTTTGGAAAGCACCATGGTATTGATGGGATTTGACAAGCATCCAGAGGATATGACAAAGCAGGGACACGATGACAATAAATTCTATAAAGGTTATTCTTCCTCGTCTGAGGTACATCAACCATATGAATATACCAAACAAGCAAACGATTAAAGTGTAGTCGAGTGTTTTCTGGAATGCGCTATATGCTGCTGTTTGCATTTCTTCTGCTTTATCTTTCATTTTTCTATGTCAACAATATGATGGAACATCTACATCACTATAAATATATTTTTCTTTGATACTTAGTAGTTGGAATTGAGAAGACCATTCCAAAAAGAATGAATTCCAATCTACCTCTCGTGTTGTTTATTGATGTTGATGGTACTTTAATAGGTGATATATCACCACAGGTATGTGAATGGGAGATTCTATCTAAGTTTGACAAGTTCAAGCTTCGGGCGTTCAAGGCGCATTTGATTGACACGCTAGTGAATGGTTTGTTAAGACCGCACATCGCAGATTTTCTCATGGACGTCAAGAAGAAGTATGATCATGTTGAATTTTTTGTCTACACAGCTTCAAACACGTCGTGGGCCAATTTTCTCATTCCTTGCATTGAAAAGGCGATCAACATGCAGTTTCAACGCCCGTACTTTACAAGGAATAACTGTCTATTTAAGAATTCGGAGGTCCAAAAATCACTTGACTGTGTGCTCCCGGTTGTGACTAGACGTCTCCGAACAGCCTATCCGAACATGAACAACAAGATGATGAAGAACAGGATAGGAATCATCGACAACAACAATGTCCTTGTAAGGGGTGAAACACACCGGTGCATCAAGTGCCCAACCTACAGTTTTGTATACTATTACGATGTGCTTGGAAAGATGGAACTCTCTACGTTGATGAAACGTTATGTTGAAATATCCGAGATACTCAGCAATTACGGACTGTTTCCCCGCATTTCTGCAAAAAGCTCGTTTAGTTTTAGGGCATTTCTGACGAATTATCATCAGAAACTTGCCGAGTGTGTGCGCGAGCATGCTCGAAACCTAAAACTTTCGAACAATGACAAGTTTTGGGTATTCCTCGGGAACATCATACATAAAATTGAACTTGAAGACCTCAAAGAATCTTCGATCAAGTCCATCAACAAGTCAATTCAGAAACAAGTACATAAAGCCTAGGCTGGATTCACATATATCAATCGTGTTTGTCAACTAGAAATGGTAAGAATCCTGAGCTTTGACGTAGGTGTGAAGAACCTTGCGCTTTGTGACCTTAGCTTGGACGAGAACAAGTCCATTACGATCGAAGATTGGACGGTTCTTGATATTAGCGAGACAGGCAAAAGCTCAAAATATGACATTGGACTAGTGAGCGCAAATCTTATGAAGACGCTATGGGAGAGGTACGGATCAACCTCCGTTAAAATCGACTATGTCTTGATCGAAAACCAGCCCGTTCAAAAGAACCCTATTATGAAAAGTATTCAGATTATGATTTACAGTTTTTTCGTGATTCAAAGTACTGTCCACAACAGTGTTGGCGCAGTCAAACTTATCTCTGCACGGAATAAGCTCAAGACTCTAGAAACCATAGCTGACAAAACAAAAAAAGACGCGATCGTAGAGGAGGCAGTCGCAAAGGCGAAATGCACATCTGGCTATAAATATAACAAGAAGCTGTCGATCCTGCTAGCTGCGCATTTCATAGTATCTATGAAATTGAGTGAAGAGACCGTTCAACTTTTCGATCATAATAAAAAGAAGGACGATCTCGCAGACACTTTTTTACAGGCTTTAAATTTCATTAATACCGTGCTTGCGTTCTAAAGCACTTAAGATTTCTATCATCTAAAGTAATTATATTTTCCTTGCATTATGAATGTATCTGGAGACAATGGAAGTACTGTCGGAGCTGATCTACTCATGAACAAAATGAGAATGTCATCCAAAGACGATACGATGTCTATGAAGTCTCACAAGAGTTCATCTGGTAAGAGCGAGATTATTGTTGATTTTGGTAACAAAACACCCTCTGATTCGTCGTCTTCACATGGCATCAAACGAATCAAAAAGTCAAAGCGCCGCCCTTTAATTTCTTCAGCTTCATCATCAATCTCAGAATCCATCAGCATTGACGAAACGAACAGTTCAGACACGACTTCCACCACAGGAAGCAGCTTTAGTACTGACTCTTCGGAGAGTGGCGCACCCCGCAAGAGGCTGTCGCAAGATGAGATTTTGAACTTAAAGCGCGAGCTGCTGTATCAGTTTGATCGTCTTGAACGCAAAGGCATCAAGATTCCCAAAAAGTTCACACTTGCATCAAGCCTTGAGGAGATGCAATGCGAGTATGATCGCATGAAACATGATCGCGAAACGGAGCTGAGCGTCAAGTTCCAGAGGAAGGTACTGATGGCAATCATCACAGGCGTTGAGTTCATGAACAATCGTTTCGATCCGTTTGATATCAAGCTTGATGGTTGGTCAGAGACTATAAACGACGGCCTCGACGAGTATGATGATGTGTTTGAGGAACTGTACTCAAAATACCGTGGCAAAGCAAAGATGGCGCCAGAGCTGAAACTGATGTTCATGCTCGGCGGCAGCGCTTTCATGTTCCATTTGAACAACACAATGTTCCGTTCACAGATGCCAGGCATCGAGCAGATGATGAGGCAAAACCCTGACATGCAACAGCACTACCAACAAGGACCTCCTCAGCCTAAACGAGGTGGTGGAGGCGGCGGTGGAGGAGGGCTTGGAGGTATTGTAGGATCGTTGTTTGGCCTTGGTGGTGGCGGCGGAGGTGGTTTGTCAAGCCTGTTCGGAGGCTTTGGTGGCGGCAACAGCGCACCAGCACCCATGCCACCTCCTCAGCCTGCTGGCGGAGGCCCCCGTCAAATGCGCGGGCCAACGAACGTAGACGACATCCTCAACGAGGTCAATGGCATGGGCTCGGCAATGCCTAATGGTATGCACATGAACAATGGACAACAACACCATCAAATGTCTGATCGCGTAGAGGCAATGTCTACTATCAGCGATGGCGATCTGTCAGACATTCCTGACGATGCAAGCATGAGCGGAGTGTTTGCTACACGTGTTCATAAGCCCAGGGGTCAGACTATGAATATTTAAAGCAAAAACAACAAAAACAACAAAAACAACAAAAACAACAAAAACAACAAAAACAACAAAAACAACAAAAACAACAAAAACAACAAAAACAACAAAAACAACAAAAACAACAAAAACAACAGGGGTTACCACATAAATGTGACATACAAAGAACAGCTCAACAAAAAGAATGAAATAACGTATTTCATTTCAAATGGCTTCTTAAAAACAAAAATGTTCATAAACATAAAAACTATTAGTGTTAATACCGAATAGACTACTACAAGCCAAGGTTCAGACAACCCTAATACTTCTACTCCTGCATTCATTGTCGGAGACATGAACAAATACTCTCCGAGTGCAAACAACCATAGTATCATAATGCGCGGATAGAGTGTGAATCTACTTAAGAATATTGGACCCGACAACCATGCAAAGGACTGAAATATTGCAGCTATTGTCAGAGGTACATAAGGAAAAGACCACATTGGTAAAAGTTTGGTATAGGCTTGCAGTAACCCTTTCAATTGACCAGTTGCCGCTGTATTTGTGGATAGCATCATAGAGCCTCACTTACAGACTTTGTTTTAGTATAGTTATTAAATTTGCAATTGTTTTTTTCAAAAATGCATAATTCTCTCAGGCATTTGTCCCAATGCAATTAGTGTTTTCATTCACTTGGGATGAACAATGGAGGCGCCATCGGTGGTATACTACGTCTTTTTGGCGTTCCATATATTTGGTCATATTTTACAAAGGGTGCTGGGGGTACTATGACACATGGTTTCACCATAAGTGAGAACATTGTTCTGTCTCCTGAATTTCCCACAGGATGATAGAACATTGCAATGTAAAGCTTCATATACTTGGTATCGTAGCTTGCTGAGAAAGCAATTCGTTTTGTATCTCTCCAAACCAGCTGTGTAAAGTGACCAGTTTTCATTGAGAATCCAGGTCGGGAATAATTGTAAAAAGCAACTTCTTTATACCACATGTCTATAGAATCTATTACATAGCTTGTAGCATTTGTAGGCGCGGGGTTTCTAATTCTAGCCAAGCCGAGATTCTCTCCATATGGATAACGGCTATGATCCCATATATCATTAACGGCCATGTTTTCGGTCCATGCTTTTGTGACTCTAGTAATCTCTCCGTCTCTTCCATCCCAGACTACAGCGGGAGAACTGTGTAAAAGTCTGTAGTAATTAACACGGTCGACAATTGGTTGCGGATTGATTGATGGAGACGCCACAAGAGCATTAACGGTGTTTATATAAACTAGATTGAAAGCACAAATACATACGCATAGCACAAACATAGACAACGCACAAATGAACGAATCGCAAAGTGTGAAGCAGTTTCCAGTTACAATACAAGAGTATTGTTTCACATTTCACTCAATTTTTGGGGTGCAATGCTATGCGCATCATACATGATAATCATATTGTTTTAGCAAACAAGAGATGCTCTACTCAACGGCAGCAGCTTCTGAAGTTGTTTATATATTTTGCGCAAATGTAGTGTGTGAAACGATGACATACATTGCACGACACTGTTAGTTTTTTCTTAGCATGAGACTCATTCAGTGCCCTTTCACATTGATCTCCATCAATATCTAATGATTGTATGTCAGTCGGTACTTTTAACATCTCGTTACATAGGGGGCAAAATACATCATCCCAACATTTCTTACAGAATCTCTCTTCTTTGTTTGGGAATCGCGCGTTCATCAAACCACATATCATACATTTTCCACAACATGGGCCCGTGTTGGAAATTACATCCTGTAATGTACTCATCAACCGGGTCATAAGAATGATATACTTTGGCACACGTCTTGCACACCAATACTGAATCAATATCGTCCTCATCGTCTATAATATTGTCACAATATGCACAGTTGCACCCCCTGATACAATCAAAGCAATACCCATTGTTGAGATCTCCTTTTTCCTTCATTGTTTTACAGTTGATGCACTTTGACATTTTTGTTTTCAACGTCAAAGTCTGAATGAAATGAAGTTTGTTGTCATACTTCTAGTCAAATTTCCCTTTTGTAATTGCATATTTGTTTTTGAATTTTAAAAGAATGGATTGTCCCATGCTTTTAGATGTCGAAAAACCAATAAGATAAAAAATCATGATCATTTCTTTGAGACATACACTGACACTCTAAGCGCTGCAAGCTTCGCAATGTGTAGCATTTCCGTCTCCCTCTCCACCCATATCAGCCCTAATGTTTGTATATTTGCTCAGCTTGGGATCCATTGTGAACTGTTGGGCCTTCGCTTTTGCCTTTGTGCGAAGGTAATACATACCCGTCTTGATTCCTTTCTGCCATGCGTAAAAGTGCATACTCGACAACTTTTTAAAGTCAGGGCTCTCCATGAAGAGGTTCATGCTTTGCGATTGGTCCACAAACGCCCCCCTGTCTGCTGCTTGATCGATGATTACTTTTTGCTTAATCTCCCACACGATTTTATAGAGGTCTTTCAGCTCTTGAGGCACTTCAGGAATAGCTTGGACGCTGCCATCATTCAGAATGATCTTGTTCTTCATATCCACACTCCATAGACCACGATCCTGTAGATCTCTCACTAGGTACTTGTTCACAAGGATGAATTCTCCTGCAAGGGTTTTACGCTTGTAGATGTTGCTAGTAAACGGCTCAAATGCTTCGTTGAAACCCATGATCTGTGAAGTAGATGCTGTCGGCATTGGAGCCAGGAGAAGGGAGTTAAGGAGCCCGTGTTCTACGATATCCTTCCGCAGACCATCCCAATCGTAGTCCTTGCTCGGAGTTACACCCCACATGTCGAATTGTAGAATGCCCTCGGAAGTTGGCGAACCTTTGAACGACGAGTATGTGCGCCCAAGCTTTTTGGCAAGCTCCATCGACGCCTCCAGCGCTCCATGGTACATGGTCTCGAAGATCTTCAAGTTTAGCTTGAATGCGTTCTCGCTGTCAAATGGATACCTCATTTGCACGTACGCATCGGCAAGCCCTTGAACACCAATTCCAATCGGGCGATGTAGCATGTTTGAGTGCTTGGCCTTCTCCACGGGGTAGTAGTTCCTGTCAATGACTTTGTTGAGGTTCTTGACGAGGATCTTTGTGGCTTCGTGGAGCTTCTCAAAGTTGTAGACACCATTCTCGATGTAAGTAGGGAGGCAAACAGATGCTAGGTTGCACACGGCGGTCTCTCCAGGCGAAGTAAACTCTACGATTTCCGTGCAGAGGTTGCTGCTCTTGATTGTGCCAAGGTTTTTTTGGTTGCTCTTCTTGTTCACGTGGTCCTTGTAGAGCATGTACGGCGTTCCCGTCTCAATCTGTGATTCGAGGATTTTGAACCAAAGATCCTGAGCCTTGATTTGTTTCAGGTACATTTTCTTTTCCTCGTAAGACTCGTACAGGCGCTCAAAATCGTCGCCATATGCATTGCTGAGCCCCTTGCAAATGTCAGGGCACATCAGGCTCCAGACACCATCCTCCTTGACGCGCTTCATGAACAGGTCGCAAATCCAGAGGGCGTAGAACAAGTCACGGGCCCTCTCCTCCTCGTTACCATGATTCTTGCGGAGCTCAAGAAAGCTCTCGATGTCGGCATGCCAAGGCTCCAGGTATACAGCAATGCTCCCGTTTCGCCTCCCCGAATTGTGAACAATGCCCATTGACGTGGTGTAGTTGTGGTTCTCCTCGACGTTGAGATCATACACTGGGCCGCTGTATGCAACCTTCCTGATAGAGCTCAACGGTGCCCAGTTGATGTCGTATGCATAGATGGTTTCATCATTTGTTGCAGTTGGGACTTCAAGGACATACTTTCGTTCAGACATCTTGCACTTGGGAACAAGACCGCTCTGAGCAAGTACGTACTTGAGATCATTTGCTAGGATGTGGCTCGTCGTATCAATGAACTTAGCCCCATTGTATGTCATTGACTCGAGGAAAATCCCACTGATCATTGCGTTCATCAACTTGTTGGACAGGTGTTTATACTCATCGTAGATCCCCCTTTCGGAGACGCACCCGTTCCCAGTGTCGATGAGCTTGAAAATGTGCTCTGGGCCAATGTTTAGCTTGGATACATGCTTGATCCAACGGACAATAGTTGTTGGTCGTGATTTGTTTTTATATGTCCAGAACGATACATTACGGGACTGTAGAAAGCTTTTGACAAAGTCGATTGATTCGGTGTTGGTGCATATGATGCTGCAATCTTGGCCATTGGAAAAGAATCGACCGGTCATGAGCATGATGCCGTAGAACTTAAAAAAATCCGGCAGCTCCTCTTGTGGAATGACCTTGTTCGATTGAGGGAAGCCGCACCAGTGGGTTGCCGTGTCGATCTCATCGGCATACTTATACGACATAATACCTTCTAGAATGTCGTATGTTAGAATCTTGTGCTCGCATGTGACCTTGACAGGCTCGAACATATAATCGCTGAAAATCTCTAGAATTTCGCGATCGATTTCGTTCACAAACGTCTTGAGAACTGTGCGATATGTGCCATCTGATGTAATGACCTTGTCACCCTCTGCAACATCTTCGATCCTCTTGATACCTCCCTTGAGCGTCCATACAGGCACATCGGGTGTAAAGCATTGGTTTACGTACCTCGCGGTGTTGTTGAACACGCGAAGCATGGGCACAATCCCCGTTGAAATGCCGTTTGTACCGCGGATCACGCTGTTCCTAGCACGGACGTCATGGATGTTAACGCCAATACCGCCTGCATACTTCGAAATCATGGCACACTCCTTAATTGTGTCGTAGATGCCCGTGATAGAATCGCTGCAATCTAGAAGGAAGCAGGATGAACACTGCGGGTGGGGCGTTCCGGCATTGAAGAGTGTTGGGGTCGCGTGCACAAAGTATTTCTTGGACATGAAGTCGTAGGTCTGCAGGGCGTCCTTGATGTCATAGCTGTGGATCCCAAGCGCGACGCGCATGAACATTTGTTGGGGCCTCTCCACCACGCGACCATTGACTCGCATTAGGTAAGCCTTCTCTAGCGTCTTAAACCCAAAGTAATCGAAAGCATAATCGCGAGAATAATCAATACAACTGTTGAGTTTTTCCTTGTTCTTTTGAATAATGTCGTAGATCTCTTGACTGATGAGCGGATTTACAACTCCCCCCGAGTCAGTGTTGTCGTATAGAATTTGGATGGTTTCAGAAAACGAGGGCGATGTGTTTTTATGGTGGTTGGAAATAATAATACGAGACGCCATCGTGCCGTAATCGGGGTGTTCTAGTGTGAGTGAACTACACATGTGGGCAGCCAGCTCGTCCAGCTCGCTCGTCTTGACTCCATCATAGATGCGCGAACAGACTTTTTGCGCAATCTCGAATACATTGATGTGCAAGTCGTTCGACAAGTTTTTGATCCTGTTTAGAACCTTGTCGAATGAGACCTCCTCGGTTTCGCCGTTACGTTTTTGAACATTCATTTATCTTGGTACTATGTCACAGTGCACCTGGTGTTATGTGTATATGTAGGAATGTTCTTAAGTAAATTATTTTACTCCATAAGTATAATAGGACACTCTCAAAGATGAAACACTCTCACAACTATGTTCCAGATGGACTATTGATTGCTCTGTTTATTCTGATCATAACGGCAGCAGTTGCAACGATGAAGTTTAAAGTACTCAAAAGAGAACCGTTCGCGAACTCAGCCCAGACGGATACAATAGTTGTAAGCGACAGAATATACTTTGTGAAAGCGGGCCTTGTGAACTTCTACGCTCAAGGTAGTAACGCGATTGGTCACAATGACACGGAATTTAGGAAGTTTGCACAAAATACAGTTTACTTTTATCCTAACTACCTTGATTTCTGCTGCAAGACAACTAAGCAAACTGGTGGAGAGTCGGCATGCGAAGCCGATTGCACAAAAATATCGCTGCTCACCTCTGCCAGCACCGACTCTAAAGCGAGCATGGTGAACCAAGGCTCTCGGATTGCCACCATTGGTGGTGAGTTTGGAATCATGACAAAAGAAAACTCACTCATTGCAATTATTGGCAACACCTATCAGCTTGTGAAAAGGACAATGCATTTTGGACAAAACCTGAAAGAGATCAAGCAAGTCGGAAACGTGTCAGAAAATAAATTTAGGCTTGAAATAGCGGGGAATAATATATTCTTTGCATTGTCACGTCCTATTTTTATGGCATTCACAAAGGCTGGCCTGTACCGCGTTGTTTACGATGATGTTACAAAGGCTACTGCCCTGAGCAGCAATGAGCTCCCCAAACGCCGACACATCTTTGCATATTTCTCATCCGTAGAAAAAGTAAATTACATTTACGTCCAAAAAGTCACAAAAGACGAGATTGAAAATCTTGAGATGTACCCCGAAAGCTCCGCAAATCTTTTGGTTGAAGACAAAGAAAACCCAATCACCATATTCTATATGAACTACTCGAAGGAAGCTATGCAAGCCTCTATGATCGCCAATTCGATGACCATCCTAATAAGCAAGCACATGTACCACAACCTCTACAAGAACACTAGCAGCATCGTGATATCTTCAAATAACGAAAACAGCAGGAACATTACAAACATCGTAATCCTTCAAAATCAGGACATGTCGCTATCAGTCAAGATTGACAATGATGTATACGAGATACCAGATGATGTGCAATACTTTAACAACAAAGATCTGAGCGACTTTCATATTATCGTGACAATCAGCTACGACATTATGACAATCGTTGTGTTCAGCAGGAACTCATTAACAAAACAAAACGCTTGCTCAATGGTCAGGTACCATCTTGACAAGCGATTGTACATTGCAAAGGATTTGTTGAAACAAACCCTACAACAGAGAGGCCTCATGCCTCAAGACCATCTGAGCGACGTTTTAAACTACACAACAATCCCTAACTTTGCTCATTTATCAATGAAGCTTGGTTATCCTTTTGAGAACGCATAAGAAAAATGATTTACGCTTTGGAATAACAACTACAACACCGTGACTTGAGCTGTCTTTTGGTTGTTTACAGTAATCATACTCTAGTCAGGTAGGAACGAGTATCCAGCTAGCGCATTGGCATTGGCCTTGGCTTTTGCTTGCCGTTTGGCCCCCACTTCACGAGTGTACAGTTCCTTATCGGACTGGTATTCTTTAACCTTATCCCAGACATGACCCAAGAGCTCTAGCTTCTCTTCCACAAAGTCTTGATTTCTGTAAACGCGAACAATGTTGAAAATTTGTAGCTTCCAAAAATGCGATGTAACATACCCGTTGGTTTTACTTACTTCTTGGTCGTGCCAGTTCATCAAAGATTGCACAGCTGCGACATCTGTCACGATGCCTTTGTCCATGCCCTTGACAATTGAGCTGTATTTGTACGCAGGCACATCATTAATACCGTTGTTGTACTCTACGATAATCCCCTTTTCGTAAGGATGCTCGACATCATCTACGAACTCTCCTTGGCTCGGGTACTCGACAAACTCGCATTCTAAGTAATCACATTCCTCAAGTTGACATACATCCAACTGACCTTGGATTTGATAGTAGTACTGGACGGGTATCTCTCCTGTAATTTTTCTCTTGTAAGGACATTTAATCTCAAGCATGATTCCATGGGATGAAATGCCATCTGGAGAAGCTCCAAAATACCCTAATGTAGGGTGTGGGATCAAACCAAACTCGTACAACTCTACATGGTTCCTACTTTTGTAAATGTCCGCAGCCACCGACTCGAACATAATCCCCCATTTAAGAGGTGGGATGTTCGAATTGAATTGTTCGACTTCAAACCCGCACTTCTTCTGGAAGAATTGTTTCTGAGTTCCAAACTTGCCTTCTCCAAGTGCCTGTGCAAAGTCACTTGCAGTCACCATGTTTTTCCGCATGTTGTGCCATGCTTCACTCCTCTGTTCTACAACAGGATGCTCTTTTAACATGCCTAGCTGTTTTTGATAGGACTTCACTTTCTCGATCCGATTGTGGACATAGGAAGACGACATGACTTGAAAGCTGAAAGCAGCATTGATGACATTTGCAATGTATTCGAGCGCATATGACGAAGGTGCATATGACGAGACCGAAGCAAACGCGTTTGTTTTGTGCAGCAGCTTGTCAAGAACTCCATCCACAGATAGAGTTTCTTGATGCCTGAACATCACACTTACACTACACGTGAAGTGCTTATATGAATACATATAAGTTGTGAGCTCCATCAAATTTTGATTTCAGTTTTTATTACATGTTATATTACAATCCTCTTCTCTTGCATATGAACAAACAGTATTTACAATAGAAGCTTACTTATTTAATCAAGTATAAGGCCATATTGAGTATTGTATATTCAGAGGAAACCTAGATATAGATCTCCCACATCCAGGATACATCAATGGCTTCTTTTGAACATATATTTTCACAAGCGCAGGATAATGATGTCGACAAAAAGTCGGACGAACAAAAGCAAGCCAACAATGCCGACAAAGTAGATACAAAACTAACCAAGCAGTATCAGGCGTTGATGTATGATGAAAAGAAACGTGAAAAGGCAAAAGAGGAGAAGAAAAAGACAAAATACAGCGTGACAACAAACTTTATGAGTTCAAACGACGTAGAGGAAATGTTAAAACAGGAGATCACTGATACAATGCATAAGCGATCATGGAAGTGCTTGGATATGTGTCTGAGATGGAGATTGATCCTAGATTATCTGGAGAGCAAGGGCGTCAATGCCAATAAGGAAAAGACAGTGCTCACGGAGCTGAAGCTGTGGCTCAGACAGGGTGCACTTCATAACATTAGCTATGACCAAAAAGAACAGCGAATTGTATCACTGGATGTCAAAGTTGGCGGACACTCCCTGTAAAGAAAAAATAAATATATTATATATACAAAATAGTGGTGAAAGAAGAATGTTCAGCTCATGTAATTCATGCATGGTAGGTGGTGGTAGCCGCTGTGGTGTGTCAGCCCAAGTAGGTGGTAAAAAAGGTGTTAAACTAGACATGGAGAAGAAAACAGCGCTTTATGAAAAAGCAAAGAAATATCAGATCAAGGGTCGCTCAAAGATGACAAAAGGCGAACTCGTCCAAGCTATTCGCAACAAACAGCAAGAGATAGGCAATGCCATCTCTCGCCGTACAAAGAAATAAGATTTGTGATGTGTACAAGTAGATAATTTATCATTTTATCTTTTCTATTATTACTATTTGAGAAAGAATGACACGTGCTTATGTTCGTCTGTTTACAACATCTATATGAGATATGAGATACATTATGTTGAGATGCAATCGCGAACAGGTGCAAAACTCTTCCGATGGAACTCAGTCAAACCATATTGTTTTAATCCATCCATATGTTTCTTTGTTCCATAAGCTTTGTTGGTGTCAAAGCCATATTTTTCTTTAAATTCTGGCATGCGTTCAACATACTTGCTGACAATATTGTCCCGATGTGTTTTAGCCAGAATGCTAGCAGCTGCAATGTTCATTTTAATGTTGTCTCCACCAGGGATGCATGTGTGCATCATCCAAGCGCCGTCAAGATTCATACTATACTCCAATGGAGGAACATATGGCTTAAACTTATCACCGTCAACAACAATGATGTCGGCATTTCCACCAAGTTTCTCTATCACTATGTCGATTGCCCTATGCATGGCCATGTATGTAGCATTCAAAATATTAAATTTGTCAATCTCCTGTGGGCTTGCTGTTCCAATTCCATATGCTATGGCGTAGCATTTAATAAACTCTGATAGTTTTTGTCTCCGAGGAGCTGTTACCTTTTTAGAATCCTTGATCATTGCAAGCATTTTCAGAGCTTGGTCATCTACAGGGAGGGTTTGTGGCATGACAACAGCGGCTGCACATACTTCAAAAGCCAAACACCCCCTTCCAGCTTCATCAATTGCAATTTCAACCCGGCCTTGCTCTGGCAGCTCGAGCATATTTTATATGCTCCTTCTTCTGTGTTGTCGTTACGTCTTTAAATTACAATACTCCTTAAGCCGTTTCAAATTTTATGCCTTGATGAGATTACAGGCTCCTCGAATTCATCAAGGCGACTGTCGCATATGACGTGTCTTGATTAATTGCATCCGCTTGCGTACTGACCCCATGCACTTCATCTTTCGAAACAATATACATCCGTTCGTCTTTCAACATGTAAGGTGTGAACGTAGCGCTCGCGCTCTTTAAAGTATTGCCTGTTGTAAATACATAGTCGAGTTCAGTGCCAGAAATACTGTACCCAGCAGGAAGTAGGCTAGATGATAAAAGCAGTCCAATGAATCCATTTGCGTCGACGTTTTGTGTTTCGAGGTAAACTTGAACACTGAAGACACCTTCAACACCAGCTTTAAAACAAGTATAGTCCTCATTTGTGACAAGCGCAGCGCCGAAACCACTTTCAGTAATCGCGTTGTTAAAAGGAACAACATAGTAATTCGTGCCTGTATTCACAAACGTGATATTGTTGGGTGGCTTGCACTTTGCTCTGCAATAGTACCATGTAGACAAAATGTAGCTATTGAGACTCATAACCCCGGCCGTCAAGTTGCTCGTATATACGGAGTTGCTCAAATTGACAGCGCCATACACATTCAACGTTTTGCTTACCGACAGGTTGAGAGCATTAAATGTACCCATTACATCTAAGTTGGAAGCTCTCAGATTGTTACAAAATGTAGCATTTGCAAGACAAACAATGTTATTTGAAAATGAGGCAAGACCTTGGATTGTCAAATTAGAGCAATACAGGTTGCTACTTACGGCAATTGTTTTTGCTTTAATAGAATTAAAGACTGCATTCCCTATAATAGTTAAATCGTTACTCAATGTCAACGAGCCTACTATTATAGCATTAGTTCTCACAACAATGTTGTTTGTAGTAATATTCCGCGAGAAAGTCGCATCGTCTAATACCGTCAGATTATTTGACAATGTTAAAATTCCATTTATATTCATTTGCCCATTCATGTAGACATTGCTCGTAACTGTCAATGTACTGTCTAATAACGTTTTCCCAAGGACGCGCAAATTATTAGAAGCAGTTATGTTCGACAATGTGACAATATTGGTAGCTACCACGTTGTTAAGAAATGCATCCCCCAAGACATTCAGGCTGTTGCTAGCAGTTATGTTCGACAATGTGACAATATTGGTAGCTACCACGTTGTTAAGAAATGCATCCCCCAGGACATTCAGGCTGTTGCTAGCAGTTATGTTCGACAATGTGACAATATTGGTAGCTAACACGTTGTTAAGAAATGCATCCCCCAAGACATTCAGGCTGTTGCTAGCAGTTATGTTTGATCTTGCAATTAGTTCCAAAGCAACGAGAACATTGCACACTGTTGCGCCTTGCAATATTAACATGTTGTTGCTTATTGTTGCATTCGTTTGAATGACCGCGTTGTTTGTTATGACGTCATTGCTACAATATATATTCCCCAGAACAACAACATTATTACATACAGTGACTTTGCCTCTCGAAATGATCGTTGATGCATCGAGTGTACCCATCATGTTTAAGTATCCATTCACTAGGAGATTGGAACATGTTGTCAAGTTGCACAGAGTAGAATTTCCATAGTTGTTAAGAAATGATGTCGTGCTCAGCTGCAAAGTCCCGCTGACTGACGTTTGATTACATAGACTAGCCCTGTAAGAAACGAGGCTGTTCGTATGGATGACATTGTTAACAATATTACACGATGTTACAACTCCTCCGAAATATGAGGTGCCCTCGTTGCTTAATGATGATTTAATAAAAACATTTGACAGAGAAGCTAGCTTGCCCAACTTAAGATTTGTGAGGATGCTCACATTATTGCTAAAAGTCGCGTCCAAACCGACAACGAGATTACTGTCAACATACAACGGAGCTCTATGATTGACCACATTGCAAAATGTAGAGCGGCCGTCAACATGTAGCGAATAATCAATATGGGTACCCCTTGACACATAGAGGTTAGATGAATTTATGTTGCTTGCGTTCATTGTGTTGAACAGATTGATCTCTTTAAGGGCTGTCAATGTGTTGCTTAGTGTCATCGGGGTCTGAACGCTCAGAAGCGTTGAAGATGCATTTATAGAACCCTGTACAATGAGAGATGAAACTGTAATCTGTGAAGATGTGAATGTTGCACAATCAAGATTTCCATCCACATCAACATCACCATGAACGAAACAATCATCTTCTACATTCAGATTGGAGCTAACATATAATGTGCTTCCGACATATACAAGGTTAGACGTTCTCACAACACCTTGGGCATATGTATTTCCTGTTATGTTGATGTCTTTCAAAATGTCCAAGTTAGATTGCATGCTAATGTTTATGCCCGCAAACGAAAGCCCCGTGCGTTTCAAGCTTATTTCAGAACTTGGAGAATTGATTATTCGTATGCCTGTGTTGTCGAGCCTGATGAGGTTGCAGCCATTTTGCAAACTGATGAGGTTGCTGTTTGCTAGCTTTAACTCAAGAGTCGAGATCGATAGCAAATCATTAATATTTATGCAATTGTCCTGTGTATTTGTATACGGCGTTGAATTTGATTTTGCCATGATGATAACGCTGTTTGCACCGGAATTTATAATGTTGTTACCGATCACGATGCTGTTGTTACCCATGTTGCACGTGTAATGACCGGATACTATACTGTACAAGCCTTGATTGTATGTATCGTTGCCATGTGTAATTGTACCCAATCCTTTCAACCGTGATCTATGGCCTACCGCAATGTGGCTGTAAAAGTTTGTTACGGAGAAGTCTGTGTCGTTACCAGCATCATTGCCTAAAATGATATTATTAATACCACGCAAGATGGTTCGGGCTGCTCCGTTGCCCATGTATATGTTTTCAAAACCACTATTATTGATGAACCCTGCCTGGTTGCCAACAAAAAGATTCTTTCGCCCTTCAGTGCTCCCTCTTCCTGCCTCCCCTCCTATGAAAACATTGCTATATCCAACACTATTTTCTGCCCCAGCATAGTATCCGACTGCAGTGTTATCGTTTGCTATGTTGCTGAAGGCGGCTGAGTAACCCAGTGCTGTTATCCTAGAACCACCATTATTTGTGGCAGCTTGAAAACCTACTATTGTTCCACCTCGTCCGTCGCGTGTAGTAACATCAAATGCCTGCGCCTGCTTGGCAATACCTAGTACAGAGTACGTTGATACTTGGTATGCCATGAACCTTACTTAGTTGGAAACACTATCTATTTTCTAGACATATTTCAATATTCTGAACATCCCGCAGTGTAGATATTACACGGTTAATTTGGACATGGCTTTTCACAGTGTACTCAGATAATTAGTTTATGCTAGCTGAGTTCTGAACAAAATAACATTTAAAACCGCTCAAATTTCTTCCAAATTTGATTTTACATAATATTTACTTAATTGTCGGCGAAAACAACACATTAGAAAAAAGAAGTAAAACATACAAAAATACATTATTGTTTTATTGTTTTATTGTTTTATTGTTTTGTTGTTTTGTTGTTTTGTTGTTTTGTTGTTTTGTTGTTTTGTTGTTTTGTTGTTTTGTTGTTTTGTTGTTTTGTTTACGAGTCTTCAATGCGTTCATCCTCTAGGAATGAGTATCCATTAATCTTTGAGCTTGCAGATGAAGCCTTTACTTGAACCTGTAGGACTCGGAACTTGCATCCAAACTTGCCCCCAGCAACCCAGATACCATTGCACTGGATGATCGCAACCACGCTAGAACCCTTTAGGTTGACTGTGTCGAGATCTATCTGCTTCCGGTTTGCATCATATACTTCAACCTTGTACTCACCATCCTTCATTGGGATGCTCAGGTTCAGTGTAGGTGGGTACTTGTCATTGATTTCACCCGTCTCCTTGTCTTTCGAAAACCGAACAACGGGTGTGTAAAGCGCTTCGACAACGTCTTTTGACTGGAACTTTTTCTTGAACCAAGCAAAGCCGTTCTTGAAGCCTTCATCAATGCACTTTCCATCAACATCTTTGAAGAGGTTTTGGAAATCAGGTTGATTTTTGAAAGATATGGATAGTGTTACCTTGTCTCCTTTGTCTCCAGGGAACTTTGAGAGACCGAAAGGAACGTCCATGATCGGAGTTTGCATTATCAGTGGTCGTCCCTTGTGAAACAGAGGAATCATTTTTCCTCCGTTGTCAAGACTCTTGGGAACTCCCAGGGTAATCTGACCAACATCCACATCATGTGCTCGGATGATATCGCCAGTTGCCATTTGATCGCGGGTGTGTGTATCGTTGCGTAGTGACTAAGAAAGCTGTCTTAACCTTATATCAGTTGTATTTCAAATTTTTGTTCAGACGCTTTAGTTTTTATATTGCCCATTTTCAAAATGATAAACACAATCACTTTTTAATTTATTTACATTTTTCATTTTGCGTGCACCCCTAATACCTTTTAGATGTGACGTCTTTTAAATGTCATACATCAACACTTCCTATTGTTCCCAAGCCATACTAAAAAGGAAACAAAACATTTAAAATGTGTCTAAGTTGAGGAGTTTTCTCTTTATTTCTTATTTAAGGTAGTAGATATTGTAAAGCAGTATCAAATTATTGTATGGGCGATCCATTGCAAGGAACGAAGACAAATGTTAATGAATCAATGAAACTTGTGGATCAACCAAATGTAGCTCTAGAACAACCTGGAGGTGACAGTGGAGGTGACAGTGGAGGTGGGAGTGGAGGTGGTAGTGGAGGTGACAGTGGTGGCAGTGGAGGTGACATTGGTGGGAGTGGAGGTGGTAGTGGAGGTGACAGTGGTGGGAGTGGAGGTGACAGTGGTGGAGGTGGCAGTGGAGGTGGCAGTGGAGGTGGCAGTGGAGGTGGCAGCAAGAAGATGCTCATTTTCATGAAAATTTTGAAAAATGTCATTATTCTGGCATTTCTTCTCGCAATCTTTATAGCTTTATGTGTTATCATATATAAATTTTTCACTACAAAGTACCCTCGCCCCGTCGTTCCAGGCCATACAGAACCCTTTGAAAAATACATGGAAGAACATGTTCGTTTCATATGCACGCATGTCAATACACTTAACGAATACTTCAAGAAAAATGGAGGGGGGGGCGAGGACACAGTAAAACTAAAAGGTATTGTTGATAAATTGATCAGTGAGAAAATTGTACCGGAAGGAGAGCTAGATGAATACACAATTGTAACTGCTCCATATGTTTTTACTTATTTTATGTTCAGAAAGACTCTTACTTCTGAGAAAATGTCAAGGTTCAAGTACTTTGAAATGGGTCTATTCAAAAACTTTTACAAAAACGAAATTATTAATCTCGACAGCGAAGAGTTTCAAGTTTACAATGACACAGGGACGCAGATAAACAAAGACATGGTTAAAAAGCTGAGAGAAAAAGCAAAAACCTTTGCTGAGCTTTACACATATTTAGCACAAACTGATTGTGTATATAGAGGGTGTATATGGAATGCATCGAAATTAAAATGCAAGTCATCGAACATATGTAAGAGATTTCAAAACTTTCCAAATCCGCTTGAGAACCCAGAAGCAGAGCTTGCTCGCATGCATTTGAACCTTTTAGTTAACAAGTACTCGTACAACATTGAGAGAATGTACAACATGAGAAAATCAGGTGGCATCGGGAACTTCATTGTTTTCAACTTGTACATGGAAGACTATTCTCAATTCATATTCAAAGAACAAATCGGCGAAATGTGGAAACGATACCCACAGGACTCTAAAGCGCTAGGTGAAACCATTGTAAAAATAGTAACAGCTCCTGCTGTTAACAAATTCTTCCAAAATATGCCGCTAAAGATTGCAGGGCTCGAAGAATTTAGAGACAAGGACTCTCCAGATTTCGAACTTGCAGAGGGGTTCAGACAAATGATGAGTTTGATGGATCCAGAGACTAAGAATGTTAACATCCATGGCGAAACAGAAGAACATTTCATAGGCATCCTAAAGAGTATCGGGCGTGTTTTTAAAGACATTGCCAATCTGCTTCCAATTTTGCTAAAGATTTTGAAAGGAATTGTATTTGCAATCACAAATCCATTCAAGTTCATTAGAGTTCTATTGGGCTTGGTGATAGGGCTTGTCATTTACCTGTTATATTTGATTGTTGCTATTGTTGGCAGTTTTTTGTTTGGTTTATGGGCTTATGTTCAAATGTTGGTCTGGAATATAGGAATTACAATAATTTGGGTTGCGTTGTTCGTAGTCATTGCTTTGATATATCTTATCCTAACAATGTTAGATTTTTGCACAGGAGGGCTAATAATGAGAATGTTGAGATGTGAAAACTTGCCTACAGCGTGGCATGAAGTCGTTGGATTTGCGTTTGGGAACAAGTACAAGCGCAATTTCTTGTGTAGCATGAAGTGCCACCACAGATACGTACCTGACGGGTTTGGCTGCTTGCGAGTGCCGAAATATCAGCCAGCTTTTTGCCTTCAGCAGCTTATTTTCAACACTTATATTTCACACATCCGAAAAGACATGGATCACCCGTCGTTTAAATATAAACCAATGTTCTATAGGTTCATCCCTCCTATGGAGTATGTTGCAATGAAGCAAAATGACAAAAACAAACTACTGAAAGAATTCTATGACAAAAAAATGGAATATATGAAAACATGTGATGAGTCACTTGAGCAGTATAACAACATCACAAAGTACTTTTGTGAAAAGCTTGCCAAGGATGTGAAAGACACGTACCCAAATGTACTAGAAGCTTGTAGGAAATGTTACTGTACATATACATATGAAAAACAAGAGGGTTCGGAAAAAACTACATTGAAACCTGTGGTACTCTATCTCAAGTCAGAAACACCAAGTTTGATTGTTGATAAATACTATACAATTGTTCCTAAGTATCTATTTAAATTCCTAGAAGTGAAAGGAAAGATTGTTTCATCGGATCATGAACTATTTAAAATAGATGAACTAGAAGTTAATAACAGCAATGTTTTATTCAAGCAGTATACCATACAGCTCTTGTTTGATTCTAGTACAGATCACTTCTTTATTTTGATAAACAAAGATAAAAAGAATGATCTATCAGATCCGCTCAAAGCGTTGTTAAACGACACATACAAATACAAACCGATTCCAGTTCATCTGCTCGAATTTGCAAGCCGTGTGATGGCTAAGGATCAAGACTACATGAAACATAACTACTACATTGTCCACGAAGGCTTCGCAGTTCGGCCTGGCAAATATCATACATTCACAAAAGAAATCCCAAATTTCTGTCTCGAAAACCTCAAAGATGATCTGAATAACATTTCTGAAGAAGAAAAAGAAAAGTTTGGCATCCTACCATCTTTACTATACATGATAATTGTCATGATAGCTGTTGGGTCTGGTTTGATGCTCCTCTACCATTCTACTATAAAAGTAGATATATCCAATGTCAAACCAAAGTGAGAGTTAAATCGCATAATTAAAATGATTGGTGTATGAAATCATCAAGGGATGCCATAGTGCACTTTTGTATTTCTGCAAGTACTTTGGACAAACAATCGTACAATACACTAACTGCAAGATCCTTTCCGTGCTTGCTAATGAAGGCCCTGCGGATGCGTTTTTTTACGATGTCGTGGAACTCTAATGAACTCATGAGCATTTTCTCAGTGTCTTGATCAATACTTGCGAGCTCACGAGGCAGTTTACCCCTGTAAGAATTGATATGCTTGTTGGTCTCTGTTTCATCAGGCTGCCTTTCAAGGACCCTGTTAAACTGGTCAAACACATGTGACGTTATCTCGTCAGTTTCTGTCTTGAGATCCACGAGTACTGTTTGAATTTCCTCGTCACAAAGGCTCAGTTTCCGCTCCTTTACCTTTGCAAACACATAATCAATATCGCTGCAGTCAAGATTTTCGTCAAAGAGCTTGGCATACCTTTCCTTAAGATGAGCCTTCATGTTTGTTTTGTAGAGATCTGAATCTACGATAGAGTCTACTATGTTGAAGAAAAACTCTGGCTCGTCCACTTTATAGAGGTAATTCTTTACATAGGTGTATTCTTCCAGCTCTGTTCCGACATATGTTTCAACAACTTGCCTGAGCCTGTTGAAAAGGCTGACATGAGAATCAAAGAGAGGTTTAAAGTCGCTGATAGATGCGTTATTTCTATCGATGACATACTTGAAGTACTCTTGAATATGCATCGGTCTTTTGAACACAGTTTCAAAGGCATTGAGCTGTTGTTCATTAAAAAGCAGACCGACCGGGAGAGCACCAAATGTCGCGTTTGCTTGTGATGGCTTTTCGCCACTCAACTTGTCATTTTCATCGCTCACAATGTCTTCAATGTAAAGCATAGACACAAGCTGAATTGGGTCATTCGCTATCTCGATGATCTTTTCTACTTCAGACTCTTCTGCACACCTCCCCACGACTTCATGAAACGCCAACCTGATACCCACCATAAAACTACTGTCATAATGAGTTTTGCTGCTATCATTCATGCTTCCTTCCAAGTGTGTTTTTGGCACTTGGGTACTTTTAAATGCATTATTTTGTGATTCCAAGTTAATATCCCTTACCAAGGATTCAATATCATAGTTTCTAGATGTCCTGAAGCATTGTAAATATTTGTCCATCATCTGTTCAGGACAGTCCGCGCTCTTGTAGGCCCTGTATGTGCTTTGGATAACGTCGCTATACTTCCGTATATACTTTGGGAGATGTGTAATATAATTCAACATATCTTCCTCAACCACGCGCTTCCCCCTGACATAATTGTTTAGAAATGTATTTAGGCTATGCTCGTCAAGGTCATAATCAATTGTTTCAAAGTACTTGTCTTTGAATAAGGTTGTCATTTTCTTTACGTAGTCATCGCTGTTAAGCAATGTGCTCGCAAAATCGTCGATCGTCTTGTCTTTGTTTGCTATTGTACTAACCCAATACGAGCTCATTTTTGCGTCCATATTGCGCCCTGTCAATTCCTTATGAAGAGTCTGGATTTGATGTTTTACATCCATAGATGCATGATCAACCATGTTCAACTTTCACAAGGTGTTTGCTTATTGTGAAAAAGTATGCAAACCTTATATGTTTAAGAAATCAGTAGGAAGCAGAATGAATGAAACTAAAGAATCCAATCATACAACAGAAACATTAAATAAATTCTAACAACTAATTACTAAAATATTTCAAACTCCTTGTTACATTGTTCTTGTAGATCGTTCCCAACTGGCGAAGGATTGTCATGAATGTATGCATCCTTATCAAACTCCAAGGAGTTACGGAGATTTGATGCAATCGATGGTGCGTGAAGCCGTCTTGAAGCCAGTGCTTGCCAGTCAAACCCGTTGAACCATGGATGTTCTTTTATACTCTCTATTTTTTTCATATTAAATCCGAGCCTGTTGTAGGGTTTTCTTTGCAAGAGCTTTGCTATGAAGTCTTTGGAATCCTTCGAAATGTATACTGGGTATTTCACAATGTATGAATCATCATTTATTCTATGCATAATTTCCATGATGTTTGATGTAAAAGGAGTGTTGAAAGGTTGCATTGCAGTGAGCAGGACGTATGTCAGCACTCCAAGGCTCCACCAATCAACTGAGAATGAGTACCCATGTCCGTTTATTATTTCTGGTGCAATGTAAGCGGGTGTGCCACAAAATGTATACGTCCGCTCAGCTGCATGTACGTGTTTAGACAGGCCGAAATCGCCAAGTTTGGCGTAGCCTTTCTTATCTAGGAGCACATTTTCTGGTTTTAGATCTCTATATATTATGTTATTTACATGCAGACGTTCAAGTGCGAGCACAATGCAGGCAACATAGAATCTTGCAATATGCTCTTTGAAACCCACCCACAAAGTGTCCCTCATGTTGAAACATGCTTCAAATATGTTTCTATCGTTGTACTTAATGCATGTTTTCCTCAATAACCGCATCAAGTCACTTGTCATGTAATCAAAAAGCATATATAAATGATGAGTGTCCTGAAAAGATGCATACTGCCTGACACAAAACCCATTTAATATATTTTTTGATATGTTCTGTTCTGAAAAAACGTACTGTTTACACTTCAAAACCTTCTTTTTAGGAATTCGTTTTAGCGCATAAAATCTCTTTGTATCAGGAGAAAAGACCCGGTACACAGATCCGTATGCTCCTTTGCCAACCAGTCCTTTTACTATCATGCAAAATTCAACTGATTCGGTGTCCTCGATTAGTTCTTCGACTTCACACCTATGTGCCAGTAGCGGGATATGTTTTCCTGTTGATGTAATGAGCATGACATTCGTTCTGTGTTCAAGTGTCAAGGATGCTGACAATACCATCTTTGCAATCCTTGCAGACTTGGAATCTGTATTCTTTTGTAATCGGGACTCTTGAGGTCCGAGGATATTTTTAAAAGTTACACGATCGATCGAAAGTACAACGACTTTTGGTGAGCTCACTACAATGTTGGCTTGCCTAGGCTCATCATGGATTAATGCGGCCTCTCCAAAGAAGTCTGCTTGGAACAATGTATTAACCATTACACCATTTTTAATAACATGAGCTTCTCCGTCCTTGATGATATAAAATCTATCTCCAACTGTGCCTTGATGCACAATGTAGTCACCTTTTTGAAAGATCTCTACATCAAATGCATCAACCAACGCCATTTTAGCCTCTTTAGTGAGGTTTGTAAGCACTGGAACACTATTCATAAAGATTGATATCTGTGCTCTATCATTGTTGACAATACTCTCTATGTTTTGCTGAAATGACTCTCTTTTTAATATCCACATGCTTCCATCAGTGATAGCTGCAACAGTTGCAGCTCTGGGACAGTTAAAAAGCAATGCAATTTCACCAAAGCACTGTCCTCGTTTCAAAGAATTGACTTTAAACTGTATCCCATTCCTTTTATACAGGACTTCAAAAATCCCTTCTTTTATAACGTACATTTCATCGTTGTCACCAGCAATGTCTCCTTGCTGTACAATGATGTCGCCTGCAAACACTTGGCGTTCGTACATTTGTGTCATGATTGCATCTTTAACATGTTCCTGCAATTTTGAGAATAGTAATACAGTGTTAAGTGCACTCCGCATGCTACTGATGTCGGAAGAGTTGAAATGCTTGTAGGTATCAATGTCGATGTTCGCTACTGTTGTCATACGATTCTTAGCTGGATTCGATATGTCTTTCTTCAATGAATATGGAGAGCTTCTTCTGTTTGTTGTGTTACATGCACCCATCTTTCCAGCCTCGTTCAAGCTTACAAATTGTTCAGATAATTCCGATATTTGTCGGGAGTTGTAAACTAACACATCAATGTCCGTTCAGACATGAAAATAAGATAAAAATAAAAGTTTAAAATAACCACACATTATTCTTGTTTGCATCTGACTAATGGTTCAGTGGCTTGCCGCGAGACATGCCACCACCGCGGGGACGGGCGCCACCACGTCCCCCAACATGGGTATACCCACCATGGTGTTGATAAGGGGCATGACCCACCATTCTAGCCGGACCTGAGCTTTGGCTTTGGCTTTGGCTTTGGCTTTGGCTTTGGCTTTGGGCAAGGGGCAAGCCTCCAGGACCCTGTACACGAGGGCTTGGTAGGACGTCGCACATCAGGCTGCCGCCACCAATCCCAGTTACATTGACAGCCTGCAGCCCATTCTCCCCATCGATCACATCAAAGTTGATATACTCGCCTTTTTTAAGAGTCCTGTAAATGCTGTTTAGAGGTTTGATGCCAGTATGATGAACAAAAATATCTTTGCCCTTTTCTGTGCCCTGTGTCACGGTGATGAAACCGTAGCCATAGCGGTCGTTAAACCACTTGCATTGACCTGTGTACACACCAACTTTTTGCTCTTCTTTTGTCTCTGCGATCACTGGAAAGACTTCCGGGGTATCAACAACGACTTGCGAGGTAATGGTTGAATCATCTTGAGACATTTTCGTTCCCGTTGGTCTTAACTTGAGGCAAGTTACAGTATGTTGTATGTTTATCCTTAAGTAATTTTTCTCTATCTGACTGTAGACTACAATCTAAATGAACAAGCTTATTATTATTCTCGTAATCCTAATTCTTGTTGTATATATTAAATATTACCTGAGCCCGAATCCAATCTTTCAAATCCTCCAGACTTCGATTTCCAAAGCACGACCCAAGCTCTTGTTTGAAAAGAGCCCGATCGTCATTGAAGAACCTCTTGTTAACGCATCGGATCTACTGTCTATTTTATTCAAATACCTTTACATCCTTAAAAAGAATGTCCTGACAACCCCACAAAATGTTATCCAACAAAACAAATGCAAGTACCTTGTCTTGTCGCCAAAGGACAAGGACGGTGCTGTGGTACAAATTGTACACCCAAAGCATTCGCGGATTATGAAGCATACAAACTATGCTAAATCAAAAACATCAATAGCATTTGTAGATATTCAGCTCAAACAACATCAGTGTATGATATTACCCATACATTGGTGGTATAAAACAAACTCTAGCTTTGTTGAACGAATTCAATTGGATGACATTGTCTCCGTATTTCTTGGCAAACTATGATTCTTCCAACTTCCAAATGTAATTTTATGGTTTATTATTACTATCCTAGTCGGCCTCATCTACAATAGGCTCGCTGGCTGACCCACCCGCATCCTTGTACATTGCTGACACGATGGGGGTTGTAATGTCCATGAGCTCTTTCAGTTTCTCTTTGTATTCATCGGTGCTGGCTTGCTGACTGTTTTCGAGCCACTTGAAAGTGGTCTCGAGTGCGCTTTCGATCTTTGATTTGTCTGACTCGGAGAGCTTAATACCTTCCTTGTTAATGGTCGACTTCATGTTGTATGCAAAGTTCTCGAGCTCATTCTTCGATTCGACACGTTGCTTGTTCCGTTCGTCGTCGTCCTTGAAATTCTCCGCCTCCTTCAACATCGCATCAATTTGGTCCTTGTTCAGACGGCCCTTGTCATTGGTGATAGTGATCTTCTGTTTGTTGCCAGTTGCTTTTTCCTCGGCAGAGACTTGAAGAATTCCATTGGCATCAATTTCAAGAGTGACCTCAATCTGAGGCACGCCACGAGGAGCCGGTGGAATGTTGGCCATTTCAAAAGTACCGAGCAGGTTACAGTCTTTTGTAAAAGACCGCTCACCCTCGTACACCTTGATCGTAACAGCTGGTTGGTTATCTGCGTATGTCGAAAAGATCTGCGTCTTTTGGCATGGCACAGTCGTATTGCGAGGAATCATCACAGTCATCACATTACCAGCCGTCTCAATGCCGAGGGAAAGTGGTGTTACGTCAAGGAGCAGCAGGGCATCTGTCTTCTCATCCTTGCCTCCAGACAAAATGTGAGCTTGGACTGCAGCACCATAAGCAACGGACTCGTCTGGGTTGATCGACTTGTTAAGTTCTTTTCCGTTGAAAAAATCACTGAGCATTGTTTGTACACGAGGGATGCGCGAGCTGCCGCCCACAAGCACGATGTCGTCAATCTCACTCTTTGAGACCTTTGCATCTTGCATCACCTTTTCTACGGTATCCATGCACTTCCTAAAGAAGTCTGCACAAATCTCGTCAAAACGCGCCCTGGTCATTCCACTCTGGAAATCAATTCCCTCGTACATTGAGTCAATCTCGATAGAAGCCTGGGTTGCAGATGAAAGCGTACGCTTCAGGCGCTCGCACTGAGTCTTCAGCCTTTTGAGAGCACGGGCGTTTGTGCGAACATCCTTCTTGTACTTGCGTTGGAACTCGCTTGCAAAATGCTCAACAAGCCTGTTGTCAATGTCCTCGCCGCCGAGATGCGCATCACCACCCGTTGAAATGACCTCAAAAAGCCCCTCGTCAATTGACATCACAGTCACATCGAATGTACCGCCACCAAGATCGAAGATGAGCGCTTTCTTCTCGACCTTGCTCTTGTTGTCAATTCCATATGCGATGGCGGCGGCAGTGGGCTCGTTAACGATGCGAAGGACATTGAGTCCAGCGATAGCACCTGCGTCCTTTGTGGCTTGGCGCTGACTATCGCCAAAGTAGGCAGGAACAGTGATCACTGCGTCTTTTACCTCCTCACCAAGGTAGGCCTCTGCAATCTCTTTCATCTTGCCTAGCACCATAGCAGAGACCTCCTCGGGGTAAAACATCTTCTCTTCGCCCTTGTAGTTGACCTTTACCTTTGGCCTGTTGTTGCCATCATTAACGACATTGTAACTCCACAGCTTCATGTCTCCTTGAACGATTGGGTCGTCAAAGCGACGGCCAATGAGGCGCTTTGCATCGTATACAGTGTTCTCGGGGTTCATTGTTGCTTGATTTTTTGCTGCGTCACCGACGAGGCGTTCAGTGTCTGTAAACGATACATATGATGGCGTTGTGCGATTTCCCTGATCATTTGCAATGATCTCAACCCTACCATTTTGCCATACACCTACAGCGCTGAACGTCGTGCCTAGATCAATTCCAATTGCAACCATTTTGAGATATGTCTTGTGAGTATACAAGAGATGTATATTGTATGTTAAAAGTAATCTTAAGTAATTTTTACTGAGGGATGGCTCTTAAGTGTTCGTGAGGGGTATCGAATCTGAAGTTAGTTTTGGTTCTGGTTCTTGTACAGAAGAATTGAATGCATGCAATCTATCCACATGTTTCTTCCACGCTCGGGTCACTTTGACATAAGTTTTAGGGTGGAGCTCGATGTATTTGCATCCACTGCTTTCTGAAAACAGCTCCATTGCCTTCATTCTAGGGCTTTGAACCTTGTGACATTCCAAATTCCCTGCAATGTCTACATATCTGTTACACTCAGGAAGGTGAAAATGAATGTTTGCGTTCCTACCGCTTCCATCAGTGTGGTTGAAAGGGATGTTTTTCGGACCATTTGTGATGATAATATTATTCTTGTTGCAGAATTTTATAAACTTGTGTTGGAAAGCGGTCTTGTGGGTCACTTTCTCATGAGATATGTTTATTTCAAACTTTGGTTTTGTCGGGCTGAACTCTTGCTCACAACCTTTGCACAAAATGCGTTCCTTTTTCCTGAATGGGGTGAAGTCATTTGCAACAAACAGGTGAGCACAATGCGCGCATTCTAATGTCATGTTTGTTGGATGTTCAATTGTATCTCTTTGAACGTTGTATAAAACAGGTTCAAAGCTCCGTTGGTTCATTGTGCATCTGCAATACGGAACAAAATTAAAGTTATCGATGTCCGTGAATTTGTTGTTCTGTATGCCTTTGATACTCCTTCTCAGAATATTGAAGGTTTCGGTGGACATGTGCTTGGCCTTGTACAGCGCTTGAGTGTCTTCAGGAAGATCAAGGAAGGCTTGCTCATCACATTGGAATTTCATAGGCAGCGAATGCACACACGTTGAATTGACTTTCGACGGGCTGTTTCCTTGAGCTAGCTTATTCGAACACGAGTTACACTGTGATATTCCTCTGTCAATCTTGCTAACCAGATTGTTCAGGGAAACAACATTTTCTCTACTGCACTGCACACATTTATAGCTGACAATGAACTTGTTTTTCCGTGTTATTACCTTGTCATTCAATACAAAATGATGAATGTTTTTTTCCACGTTGTCACACTGTATGCGCAATGTTGAAATATCTTCCTTTAAATCAGGTGTGTTTCTATGACACAGCCAGTTTATACATGTAAGATATTTAGAACCAGTTATGAGTAGCTCTGTGTCTTTTAAGATATTAAAAGACGTCATAACCTAAGTAAATACTATTTCTAATGTAAATTTGACTTATAAGAGTATTTTCGCTGCTTTCAGTTATATATAAAACAATTTTTTTGTATTTGTCTTTCGGTTGTCTAATGGCACAATCAACAAGCTGTAGATTTGCACGGGCGCAACAAAATTTACGACAAAAATAAATAAAAAAATAAAAAACCATTAAGATCCACACACCGCTAAATGTTATAACGAATGTTTAACGGCCGACCACGTGTGTTTATGCTCACCGGCTTTTCACTGCCTTCAAACGTATATTCTATGGGGGTTTCCGCATTTTGTTTCCTATCATTCAACTCATCCTCCAGTTCAGAAATTCTTTCTTTCACCCGCTCATTTTCTTCTTCGAGAGCAAAAGAGTTCAGCTTAGCCTTTTCTATGATGTTTTTATAGATTGATGCTAAGAAAGGCATGATAATTGTATCTGAAAACTCCTCCATCATGTAATTGATAAACATGATCAAATCAAGTTCACTCACTTTCTCATCCGGTGTCGATGGCTTCAGATCGTGCTCTTTTGAGATAAGGTAAGCTGTAACATTGTCAATAAAGAGATCAGCTGACGCTTTCTTGTTGCGTATCATCTTTTCAAAAACGGGGTTGTCGTATTTGTTGTTGTTCCACAGATAGTATATATACAACCATAAGTTCTTTCGGGTAAGAACACCACTACCTTCTTGACTGACAAAATCGATAGACCCATCCATATTGAGGACACTGTTGTTTATAAAACGAGCTACAATACACTCTGTCTGGTTGATTTGCTTTGCGAATCCCGCACCAAAGATTTTGTTACTGTTAAACGAGTACACCATTCCTTTTTTTGTTGTAATGTTTTACCGAATTCTAATTAAACCATATATTTATTTTGATCGTATTCTTCATTTGGGAACATCATACCTCGTAAACATCCGCATGTACATAGGCATCTCGTCTTTCTTGTCTGCTGTTGTCTTGTCACATGATTTTGATTTTGATTTTGATTTTTTGCTTTTCCTCGTCTTGTATTTGTCTTTGTAATTCACCCCTTCATAGTAATAGTTCGAGTTATATACAAGATCTTTCACAACCTTTGATGGGTTGCCAGACAAGTTTGATTCTATTGCATCGTTATTATCATTTTCAATACAAGTATCTGTTTGAAAATCTTCTGTTTTTGGAACAATACTTCCCAAAATCTCTTCAAAAAGGCTAGTGCATTTCTCTGTTGCTTCTTCAATCAAAGCGAGCTGAGCACCTGGAAGATGCTTCGATTGGATATTATTGTTGTCAATCGCGCACAAGTAAGCCCCGAACAACAAGTTCAACCTTGGAAATCTATTTTTCTTCTGGAACCTGAAACAATACAGATACAGTAGGTCGTGAATGTGTTTAGATTTAGACGCACTCGTCGAACATAGTTTCAACAATACTTTCCACAACACCCATACAATGTCGCTGCGGAGTGCAGGTTTGATGGAGTCCATTTCTGGATACTCGATGGGGGCATAAGGAATCGACTCTTTGAAATGAAGAATCTTGTTCAATAAATGTTGTACAAGAAGTGTATTTCCTTTTTGCACAAGGTACATCAACACCAATATTTCTTTGTAAATATTAGGGGCCAAAACATTTTTATAGTCAGCAATGCAATATTTGTAATGTCTTAGGATTGTTGAGTTCGTTGTTAAACTTTCGATTTTAACAACAAACGCACTGGAACACGTGTTGTCTGTACCTTCTTTTGTAAAGTACTGGCATTTACGACCCTGGCTCAATACAATCGTGAAAAAGATTTCACATAAAGTGGTCTGTAGCTCTGTGTTGCGAATTCTCGAGCGCGCTGGCAGTGACAACCATAGCTGGATGGTCTGTTTACACATCTCGACAACAATAGGATTATACATCATGTCGCACGTTGACAGTATAACCAAGAGCTCATCTATGACGTTTGCCATTTCGTTTCCAGTGCAAGCCAACTCGACGGCGAGACAAAAAGCGAGCGATAGGTTTCTACGTTGTATGTTTGTTCGTAATTCTAAATAAAGTTCTTGCTTAGAATAGCCACTAACAGTCGACATAATACATACTATTGTTTAAAGAAAAGATGAATGTACTACAGCATGGGCAGATCTTAAAATAGGTGTTTTCAACGTGACCAAAACCACTTAAATTTAATGTCATATAATATAATATCTCAAGGCAACACTTCCATCATCCAGTTTCGATATGTCCATCACAAACAAAGATGAGAATGAAGAGCTTCTTTCTGAGGTCGGGAACAGGTTTGTGATGTTCCCTATCAAATACAATTCTATTTGGAGCATGTACAAAAAAGCAGAGAGTGCATTTTGGACAGCGGAAGAACTTGATCTCACAAAAGATATGAACGATTGGGAAAAACTCAATGACAACGAGCGATTTTTCATCAAACACATTCTCGCATTCTTTGCGGGAAGTGATGGCATTGTGAACGAGAATCTATCACTCCGTTTCATGAACGAAGTCAAACCACCCGAGGCAAAAGCATTTTATGGATTTCAAATCGCAATGGAGAACATTCATTGCGTGACTGGGGATACTGAGATTTTAACCAAACAAGGGTACCAAGGAATTGAGTACCTATCAAAGAAAGCGCCTTCGGTGGAGGTCTGGAACGGTGAGAAGTTTTCACCCGTTGAAGTGTTAAAGACGGGCGACAGTGCTGATATCATGAACATTAAACTTTCCAATGGAATGTCCCTCAAGTGTACGACGAGGCACAAGTGGATCATCAAAGGACATAGTGAACGTGTCCACACCGAAGACCTCAAAGTTGGGATGGTTCTTGAAGACTTTGTCTATCCTACCATGGAGAACCTCACGAATCCCGAAATTTTCACACATGCCTACAAGCACGGGCAAGCGTGTGCTTCAACTTCCGAAGACTATAACATGCAGTACTTTAACATGCGGCCAAAGTTCTTTGTTCCGGTCAACTTCAGTATCGAGACAAAGGCAGAATGGTTGTCGGGGCTACTATCTTCATCGGGCTTTGCAATTGACAACAACAACTCCACAAAGGTGCTCTCATCGTTCAATATCCAGTTCGTCCGTCAGGTCCAGCGTTTGTTGACGACAATGGGTATCCACTCTTCTATTGATGTAAATGATGATGTTGCGAGCGTGCTTTTCATGGACATGTATAACCTATCACGACTTGCCAAATGTGGCGTTGTGTTCGATACACACACTGACCAGAAACTGGCCAACATGGTTGTAAGTCCATCAGTGCCAGTTATTTCAGTCACTGGAATTTTAAAGCTTGCTGCAAAAGCCGCTACGTTCTGCTTCAACGAGCCGGAGCGTCATGTTGGGTTTTTCAATGGGATCGCGACAGGCCAAAGCGAGACATACTCTCTCCTAATCGATACTTACATAAAAAACAACCAAGAAAAGGACCATCTGTTCAATGCAATTCAAACCATCCCTTGCATTGCTAAAAAAGCAGACTGGGCCCTGCGCTGGATCGAGAACAAAGAAGCATCATTCGCTACGAGACTACTTGGCTTTGCTTGCGTTGAAGGCATCTTCTTTTCAGGGGCATTCTGTGCGATTTTTTGGATGAAGGAGCGTGGTGTGATGCCTGGATTATGCCTAAGCAATGAGTTCATCAGCCGAGATGAAGGCCTTCACACCGAATTTGCAGTACTCCTCTACTCTATGCTAAGGAATAGGCTGTCAACTGAACAAGTTCACAATATCGTAAAAGAAGCTGTTGAAATCGAGGATGAGTTTATTAACGAGTCGATTCCATGCAACCTGCTTGGAATGAATGCACACCTCATGTCACAATACATCAAGTTCGTTGCAGACAGACTGCTTGTGCAACTAGGCTACGAGAAGGTATGGAATCTCACCAACCCATTCGACTTTATGGACAGGATTGGACTCGAGAACAAGTCTAACTTCTTTGAGCATACCAGGATCAGCGAGTATGCAAAGGCAAATGTGGGTGGTACAGGAATTGATAGCCATTTATTTTCGCTAAATGAGGAGTTCTAGATGCATTTTGTTGTCAAATTTGTGATGAATGTGACTTTGGCATGTTTTTTATCATTATATATACCAACAATCCATTGGCAATATAGTAACTGTTGTTCAGCATATTACAATTCTCTATTATATTTCAAAGGGGAGGCAGACGTCTGCCGGTGTTTCTTATCAGCTCTAAAATGCACACATTCTGCTGATTCATCAAACGATACAATCAGATCCGCTATCAAGAATGCTATTGCATGTGAAAAATTATTATGATTATTATTATGAATAAGAAGCTTTGCACTCCAAAAATCCTAAAACCATTTACAAAATATTATCTATTTATTATATAAAATGCCATTAAACAAAGACCTCCCTCCTTGCCCGCCTGGGAAAATAAGAAACCCAATTTCAATGCGCTGTGTCAATATTGATGGAAAGATAGGAAAGATGATAGAAAGTCAGCCGGATAACCCTGATGATACAGTTAAGGTTAAGAACCAGAACCGAAAGGCGGCAAAGGCGGCAAAGGCCACAGAGGCGAAAACTATACTTGTGGCGGTAAAAGGCAAAGTAGGAAAGCAGCAAGTGAAACAAACAAGTAATGTCATCACTCCCAGTGGGTTATTAAACCTTCCACGTGATGTCTTGGACAAAATATCAGAAAACTTTACAACGCTTGATGCCGCAAATATGTTAAAAGTCAATAAATACATGAACAACATTTATGGCAATGCGTTTTTAGATTTACGTGAAAAAGATCTCAGCATACTCACTCAGTTGATCACTTTCATGTTCGGTAAAGAGAATTTTGCACGTCCATTAGATGATGCGTTTCAGGGACTGCATTATATTGACTCCCGTTCATTAACTCCGACAATATCACCAACTAAATCATTTAGACCAATGTCTTTTTACATTCGCTTTATCTTAAAAACTACAACTTGGAAAACACAAGATCGTACGTTTAGCATGCACCTAAGTAACTACGAAATTGATGATGATCTCCGTAAAGCGAAAAAAATGCTCCTAGTAGAAACTGATTTTATGCTCAAGGGATTGAAAGCAAACGAAGTCAAGTTACTCAATGACGTATATAAACACCGACTTAGTGTGACGACGATGGACGACATTATTCCATTCATACTCGGATATTTGTCAGCAGTAAAGCCTCTATGGGTCAAAGATGGTTTTCAAGTTCAAGTAGGTGTAGACTTGTTCATACCTGGATTTATGCATAATACTTACAAAGACCCATCCTACTATAGATGGTTGGATTACAATACATCATGTACAATTGATTTTAGAAAATCAAAGCCGAAGACATGTTTTGAACAAGTAGGGTTCCCACAAGAGTTTGGACGACCAGCAAAACAGATCCAATATCTTGTTGAAGGTACAGCTGATGTAATCTCCAAACTCTTAAAATAGTTAAATATATACTCAGGGTTGCGGGGCACAAGACCAATCAAATTCCAATTGCTTTTATGAGCTACTACCAAAGGCGGCCCCGTTACAGGCTGTCAATGTGATGATTAAGTAATTAAGTGAAGTACAACAAATCATTCAAGGAGATTCGATGATTCAACTCCGACGCTTCGATATGCAGTTGAACCCAATATAAAAAACAAATTTACAATCTGCACCCGCACACAGCCATTTTACAGGATATGATGGAAAAAATGCAAATACACAATTTAAAGAACTCAGGGAACGGAAAAAGCTGCTGGCATAAGCACATATGTGTCTTCGGGTAGAAAGTATAGAAGTTGAAAAGTATATTGCCATAGGTGTTTCCAAACCATCATAGAACAGGTGTTTCACAGTGACCTTAAAGTACATCCCCGACAAGTTCAATTTACAAAGGGTATCAGAGTTGCAATCACACAATTGAAGGAAGGCAACACTCTGCCATGTGGCTATTGTACTCTGGATCTTCTAGCACTTGTGGTATGCATACAGAGTCCACGGTCACCGTGTCGTAATACATGTATAAAATACTCAAAGTAAAACCGAGCTCTCTTGTGGCACATACAGCTGCATTCACTTGCTTCAAAAATGATGCCTCCCTCGCACGCCGCGGAATGCGCTCGGTGTGCCCATCGATCTTGAACTCGTGTGGATTGTATCTGACGAAGACGATGGGCAGTGTATTGCCTTCAACGGTCAGTGATTCGATGATTCGAGCCATGCGTCCCATGTCACAGCCTACCGAATAGTCGCCGAAACGATGTTGGCCTTCGTCAACTTCGAGCATCACGACGGTCGAATCGATCATGATCACGAAGTCCACACGTGCAAACCGTCTGCGTGCGTCTCCTTCCACGCAGCTAAAGTCAACATGGTGCTCGCGTTTGTAATCAACGCCGGCGCTGTCCAACAGCTTGGCGATGCGTTGCTCCTCTCTTTTGTGTCGCATTTGTCCTTCTGCCGTGTGCATACGCTTATTGTGCGTGTTGAGGTGTGGTGATTGTGAAAATGCCAAACCACAGCCCTCCAAGTCACAAACATATGGCTTCTCACCGGTGTGAGTGCGCTTGTGTGTCACAAGATATCCTGAATCAGCAAATGCTTTACCACAGCCTTCAAAGTCACACAGATATGGCTTATCACCTGTATGAGTGCGCTTGTGCGTGTTGAGGTGTGGTGATTGTGAAAATGCCAAACCACAGCCTTCAAAGTCACAAACAAATGGCTTCTCACCGGTATGTGTGCGCTTGTGTGTATTGAGATTAGAAGATTGTGAACATGTAAAACCACAGCCTTCAAAGTCACACACGTACTGCTTCACACCGGTGTGTAAATGCTTGTGTGTATTGAGATTGGAAGATTGTGAACATGTGTAACCACAGCCTTCAAAGTCACACACATATGATTTTTCTCCTGTATGAATGCACTTGTGTGTCACAAGATATCCTGATTTGGCAAATGCTTTGCCACAGCCCTCAAAGTCACACACATATGGCTTCTCACCTGTATGTGTGCGTTTGTGTGTCACGAGAGATCCTGATGTTGTACATGTAAAACCACAGCCTTCAAAGTCACATGCAAATGGCTTTTCACCGGTATGAGTCCGCTTGTGTGTCACAATGGCACCTGATGTTGCACATGTGTAACCACAGCCCTCAAAGTTACACACATACGGTTTTTCACCGGTATGAGTGCGTTTATGCATCACAAGGGCAGATGATGCTGCACATGTGTAACAACATCCCTCAAAGTCACAGATGTATGGTTTTTCACCGGTGTGTATACGCTTGTGTTTTACAAGATCACCCGATTCAGTGAATGCTTTCCCACAGCCCTCAAAGTCACAAACATATGGCCTTTCACCGGTATGCCTACGCATGTGTGTAACAAGAGCACTCGAATCAGCAAATGCTTTCCCACAGCCCTCAAAGTCACAAACATATGGTTTCTCACCAGTATGCCTACGCATGTGTGTAACAAGAGCACCCGAACCAGAGAATGCTTTCCCACAGCCCTCAAAGTCACAAACATATGGCCTTTCACCGGTATGCCTACGCATGTGTGTAACAAGAGCACTCGAATCAGCAAATGCTTTCCCACAGCCCTCAAAGTCACAAACATATGGTTTCTCACCAGTATGCCTACGCATGTGTGTAACAAGAGCACCCGAACCAGAGAATGCTTTCCCACAACCGTCAAAGTCACAAACATATGGCTTTTCACCGGTATGAGTACGCTTGTGTTTTACAAGATCACCCGATTCAGTGAATGCTTTCCCACAACCGTCAAAGTCACACGCAAATGGCTTCTCACCCGTATGCCTTCGTTTGTGAATCACAAGATGATCTTGTTTGGCAAATGCTTTCCCACAACCCTCATAATCACACTGGTACGGCTTTGGCTTGTTGATTTGGTCAGCATCGCATGACATTTGGATACAACAATCACCGGTGTGTGTTGGTGCGACCCGTATTCTTGGCATGGCGATGGTGATGTGCTCATTCAACCTATTAAGTCAATTTTTGTTTATAAATTTGTTTTACTTGAAATGACTTGTGTAATAAAAATTGAATATAGTTTAAAGACAACCACCACTAGCATCGTTTCATTGCATCAGAGAAAATCAGAATGGCCAATGCTGCTGTGTTGGCGTCCATTGCCATGTTATGGTGGTTGTGTCAAGTCCTTTATTCCAACTTACCTAGTAGTGCGCATAGTGTAAATCTGATCTGATCTGAGACGGAAAAAATGTGTTTCAAATGCTAAATGAATGAATTTAAAATGAATGTGCGATGGTGGGTCAAAAGTTTTGTGGGTCAAAAGTCGTCGGTCCCATCCGTCGCCCGCATCTCATGGTCTTGGTTGCATCACGATCCGCTGCCAGAAAGCGACTTTCATATTGGCACGGGGTCCCCCAGGCGGTGGTGGCTCCACCAAGGTGATCTCAACGGTAGGTAAGCGCACTTGGGCACCCTTTGCCACCTCGCGCGTCAGCCTCCCTGTAGGGGTGCTCATACGCTGCTTATTTTTGTTATTCAACATATAAAGGCATTATTATTTTAGTTTTTTGAATTGCTTTACACAAGTCATGCTAACCAAGCTAAAAAGATTATTGTTTAATGACGCATTGTTAAAAACCTCTATATACAATCAGATGTGAGATGCATTGAATATATAAATATAAATTGGGTTTTGTACATTAACAAGACCTATCTGTTGGTCAATTAGCATCGTTCTATCGTCATGTTTGAACGAATGTTTTCTTAAAGTTTACGTTGAGTGTAACGTCAAAGTTTTTCTTTTTAAAATTGGGATTGTTTAAAGTTCAATCAAATAGTTGTTTTTTTCTATCATCATGTTATAGATCACATACAATGGCTCAAGTTATCCCCGAACTCGCAAGCACTCTTTATGATAGCTTCCTAGGACTGAGGGGTGAGATTAACTACAACGCAACCCCAACTATTGAATACCCTACTGCAGACATGACCAGTACTTTTGGTACCGTATACCTACCTCGTGTTTACGGTTTAGATCTGACTGCGTTTGAAATCGCTTCTTCTGGCTCTGTTGCTTTGACCCTAAATGATGTTCACTCGCTTGACATCACCCGCAATGATACCGCGAGCAACGTTACACTATCAACCCTGTGCAATGATACCCTGTCGCTCTCTGTTGGAACCGAGACGACCGTTGCGTACACCCTGAGCACCAGCTCTAACGCCCACATGTTCGCTGTGAACTCTAACAATGTGTTGATTGTTGATGCAAGCGGTATCCGCATTGATGGCGACCTTGTCCTCACTGGTGTTATAGATGCTCAAAATATCCTAGAATCTTCGTTAGTTATCGAAGACAAGGTTATTTACCTTGCACACAGCTCGAGCAACTTGGAGTTTGACACCATGCATGACGACGGTCAATTCAACGATGGCTCGGGTATCTATGTGTCTGGTATCCCAGCTGGCCTAAGCAATGTCATGGGAGGATCCAACTACGAGAAGTCGATCCGTTGGAACTATGGTTCTCAAGGTACCCTAGCACTAGGCACCTCAAACGTTGGTGATGAGAGCTTCTGGGATGTTAAAGGTGGTGCCCTCAAAATCACCCACGTCAAGACCGACGATCAAGGTAACTATGAAGATGAGATTGCCTTCCGCTTCCGTATTAACGAACGCGATGAGCTTGAACTCGTTAAACATTACACTCAAGACAATGTCAGCCTAACTCGCCGCGTCGCCCGCTTCGGTCTGACCCACGTGCAACTCTAAGCATAAATTGAATAGCGCAATAAATGTGATGAAAATTGTACAGTTTAATAATAACTGTAATGGACTGCTGTGAGAACAGACAGAACCAATGTTTCAAATGGTCTATTTAATCTCCTTTTTAGTAGTAGTATAGATAACATCCTATCTTATCCTATCTTATTAACATCCTATGATCTAGTATGGAGCTCTCGTGGAGGCCTCCAAGTATCCAATAAAAACAATAGCAATTCTATTGTTATGTCGTGTAGGTTGAATATCTACTGGATGGATCTTGAAACAGATACAATATTCTTACAATACGTTTGCAGATCATTTGTGGATAAAAAAGATTGTTTCACGTGTATTATTGGACATGTATTGAATTGATAAACAAATACGTGTAAAATGCTACCAATTCATAGGTAGCGTCAGAGATAAGTGAAATATAACTTTTTTTAATTTAGTCTAGGTTAAGTTTGTATTTCTCAGCTGTTTCCTTGCTGAACAAGAACTTCTTATACATGAACATTTTCTTGTAGCATTTACTTATTGTTACTTGGGATATTTCACAGGCTTCAGACATGTTCTTTTTAGTAAAGTTCCAAGAAAACAGTACGTTACACAGGTAAATACTCCCAGCCGCCACAGACGGTGGAGTGTTTTCAGATACGATTCCTAGTTCGTCTGCCTGGACAACTACGTCCTTGCACACGTCCCTGAAAGCCTTGTCAATGTTAAGCTTTGAACAAAACCTGTAGATAAAGTCAACTGCGTTTGTGGAATCTACGTTCACTTTCATGATCTCCTGAAACTTTTTGCATCCTCGTGTCATTGTTGTAACTTTCAAGTTGAAGATCTTTGCAATCTCTTTGGCGCTCCGCGGCACTTTATTGTTCTTGCAAGACATATAGATGCTTGAGGCAATGAGCCCGCTCCTGTTCTCTCCTCTTGAGATCTTCAGCTCAGAAAGTTTCTTATATAACATCTTGGCTTCCTCAATGATGCTCTTACTAATCCCGTTGTTGACTGCGCTCACAGTTAGCGTGTCAAAGATATTGTACAAGCTGCGTTCCTTGTATGACATGCTGTTCCACATATGATACTTACGCATGATACGAATGTGATGAGTCTCCTTGTTTGAAAAGCCGATCATGGACCCAAGGGAAGAATACGGCAAAAGATCGCTCGTAGGCAAACCACATCGCGTTGGGTCCACAGACTTGCTGTCTTCACAACCGTAGTACCGCCACTCTGCTGTTGTGTCTATGAATCTGCACACCAATGCACCACACGCTTGACACGAATAGTTACCTTCGTCCAAGATGACATTGGATGAATCACAAAAAGAGCATTTCAATTCTGTTTCAACCAATACAGGAACAATCTTTGTTAAAAGTGTTGTCAATGTATTCGGGACCACTATTTCTTTTTTTTTGTTTTTGTTTTCACCATCTTCTGCGGGATCGTTTGTCCTCAGATTGTTGAACAATTCCCAGATACTATCATCAAGCGCCATGAGAACATGGCAACTATATAAGTATTCAAATTTTATCCTTAAGCAATTTCTTTTGCAACTTTCAATTCAATGCTATACGTACCTATGTTTGAAACCGTACATTGATTGCATGAAAACTAAAACAAATAAAATAAACTAGAACTCTTGTATAGTTCTTGTTGTTTGTTTTGTATAGGTCTTTTGATTTTAATCTATCTTATATGTGTTTTCGTGTTTTCTATATAATGTGTTCAAAATTTGGATTACTTTTTGGTCCTTGTCCAAGTGTCAATAACCTTGGACCGAATGTCGTCTGGAATATATTCAAACATGATCAACCTTTTGTTTAGTTCAAACCTATCCCGTACGCGCACATTCTTGAGTTTCTCATCCAGTATGTCTTTATTGGTCGCTAGTTTTGCAGCTGTCTTGTCACCTATCTTTTTGTCAATTGCAGGAATGTTGTCGGAAACGTCCCCCCGAATGGCCTTCCAAATGCCAAAGACATCCATGATATCTTTGCCATACCTCTCAGAAATGTCTTTCATGTTGCTGTTCACTAGAGTTGTGTAATCGTCCTTCAACTGCAGATAGTCATTATCATTTGTGATGATAGTTATTTTGCGGTTGGGTTCTTGCTCCCTAACGTGTTTATGAATAACTGCAATGCAGTCATCCGCCTCGGCTGTTGGGTGCCCAATCATAGAAATACCATATTGTGCAATCATACTAGGGATGACCGTTTGATATGAAGCGTCAAATACAATTGGATTAAACCCAGTGACGTCGTTGTCGGGACGGTTTTGTTTGTATTCGCCAAAGAGTCGCATGCGCCAAATGTCTTCTCTCATGCAATCTTTCACGAGGTAGAAATTCTTCCAAGCAAACTTGAGCTTCTTCTTCATGGACACCAGTTGTGACTCAAAAAGCCTGTTGAACCGGTCAACCATTTCTTGCTCATCCGCAAATTCATATTCTCTAATCTTACACCACCGCATGATTGCATAGTACCTATGGAAAATGAAGTGAGACAGATCCAGAAACACAAGGTCGTTTGTCTCAACAGCTTTCCTTCCCATGTTGCTTAAAGTATCTAAAATAATACTATAAGATGAACTTATATCGAATCAATTTTTAAAAGAATAAAAATTATTCTTGTGCACTTCACTTTTTGTGCTCTGTTATTTCTTCGAGATATGTTTACTTTTTGAGAAGGGCCACAATAACAGCAATGGTTCCAAATACAGCGATGGCATAGCCCATGACCCATGCGTACAAATGGCAGGATCCAACAACTGTACAGTTAATCACATACACGGACAACGCTGCCATTAAGCAAAACACTGCAAACCGGAAGAGCAAAGAACCCAACATCTCCTTAGTCCCATTCATGAAAGACACCAACATTGCAACTGCTATGATAATGTAGCCTATGATGGCAACCAACGCTTGTTGGCTGAGCTTTGACATCAATGATGATTGCATGTTTGTATGTTTGTATCACCGATATGATATCACATCAGAAAAAAATTTGATATAAGCATACCATTTGTAATAAAAACAACATCTACATCACCAAATCCACAACTCTCCATTCATGGGAATCCCATTCTATTTCAAAAGTATTATTACGAGGCATACTAATATTGTTCATCCAGCATCAAAAAACAAAACTTGTTCAAATTTGTTCTTGGACTTTAATTGTATCATCCATCAAGCCGCTCATTCTATCGTCTCAAACCCTTTAAATCAAAGATTACCTTTGGACAACATTCAAGATGCTATCATTGAGGGTTCAATAGCATATATAGACAATATTAGAACACAAGTGAACCCCACAGATTCCATTTACATTGCTATTGACGGCCCCTGCCCTAGAGCAAAAATGGTGCAACAAAGAAAGCGGCGTTTCATTTCTGCTTGGAGACAAGAAAAACTCCTGCCAATCCAAAAGAAGATGGGGGTAAACACGGAGTGGGATAGTAACATTATCACACCCGGGACAGACTTTATGGCTGCCCTAAATGAAAAAATGGCACAATACTGTGGTCGCATGAATGCACAGGGAAAAGTAAATTATATATTGACAGATAGCTCAGAATTTGGAGAAGGTGAGCACAAGATTTTCAAGTACATGGATGGTCAAAAGAGCAGACAGTCCACACTAGACATTATTTACGGCCTCGATGCAGACTTGATTATGCTCAGCCTCTTGTCGCCTCATAACATTAAGCTGCTCCGGGAAATTCCGGAATTCCAAGTGCCCATACACGCTCATCACACCGAGAAATTTCTCACACTGGATATTGATGAACTTCGGCAATGTATTGTAAGAGAGTTCAACCCTGATGCGACGACAGTACTCTCAACAGCGTTTGTCAAGGACTATGTCATTGTGTGTGCAATGCTTGGAAACGACTTCATTCCTTCACTATCTTACATGAAAATCAAGCATAACGCAATCGATGTCCTGATGCGTGCCTACAACGAGGCAAGAACATTACACCCAGGCACATACATGATCAGCGACAATAACAAAATAAACATCAACTTTATGCGTGATTTGCTAGTAAACATTGCAAAAACGGAAGATGCTAATATGAAAGAAATGAATGATGTCTATTTTAGCAAACGCCCACACGCTGACCGTAGGAACTCGGGTCCTCTACAACATGCGTCATTTGAACTAGATAATTACCCGGCATTTAATAAGTCTGGTAAAGATATCGATCCGAACATTCCAGGATGGCGGATGCGGTACTATGAACATCTATTTGGCGCACGTTCATCACAAAACATTTCTAATGTATGCGATGCGTATGCATCCGGACTGCAATGGGTAGTTGAGTATTACACTTCCCACGATGCACCTCTCAGTTGGTACTATCCATACACATATTCACCTACAATATTGGATATTTCTAATTATTACTGTACCTTGCAAAACGATGGACCCGCTATGCTGTGCCAATTGACTGATCAAGAGTTCATAAAGATGATGAAAAATCCATACATGCAGTTAGTCGCTGTTTTGCCACCACAATCAAGTCATATTCTACCAGAAAAGATACGTTCTATTATGGTAAGTCTACCACTTGGTTGCGTACATTATTACCCAACATCATTTCAGATTAGCACTTACCTAAAATATTACCTATGGGAGTGTTCTCCCTTATTGCCCGATGTGGACTTTGTCCACTTACATAGTACTTTGCAAAACATTAAAACATGAATATCATATATTATATATTATTTTCATTAGTAATGTGTCTCGTTGTATTGCCTATAAGAAAAAAATTTCTATATGAAATAGATTTCATTCATACACTAAAACACTTTTATAAATGTTCGATGTTCGATTCCTGATGGTTTCATTGTTTATTACATATACTTAGCTGTAAAAAAGAATGGCTCTCAAGAGCACTCACCCATCAAAAGTAACGATGTTCTTTAGAGTCGTGTATTTCATGGTGATTGGATCTTGCCTAAAGTTTTCGGAAACAAGCTGGTAAAAAATAATCTTCTTGTGATGGTGGTTTTTCTCCTTTGACCAAAGTTTAAGAAGGTGTAGTCTTATAAGCTGTTTCAAGACAGTTATTGATTTTTTTTCAGTTAAATTTTCTAGGTACAGTCTTGCTTTACAAGGTATATAATAAGATGCGAGTTTGTCTTTCAATGTATTCAGCTTCTCAACTGTTTTAAACTCGACCATATCATATTTGCAGAACATCTTCTGGTCGTGCAACCCTTTTAGATTAAAGCATTTTAGCACTTCGAGAATCATGTCCAAATCTACATGTTTAACGAACAGCTGGTTTATCTTCATCACCCTACTTTTTCCTCAGAAATTATTATTTAAATCTTGAATTTGATACAACTTGAGCTTGCACGACTCCACCTGTTTTTTAGAAGTATTGACAATGACATGGTATGGTTGGGACAAATTGTGCAAACATTTTAAAATATCATCAAAAGTAACGGCATTTATTCCCTCTGTGTATGCTGATTGAAAATCAGGCGTCCCTGTCATTGTCCAAAAGTCAGCAGTAGCACGCGATGATGCCAGTGTGTCGTGTATCATTGTCTTAAAATTGAACAAATGCATTTGTTTCATTTTCTTGAAAACATTACGATGTCTACCTTTGCGTATACAATTTACAGCGTGAAAGAATTCCTTGATGACAGAAATCGGATCCCCAGATGTCTGTGTAGAAAACAGAAAACACCCGGCCTCTGCGGTACTCAAATTCACAACGGACATATTATATACAAGCTGTCTATGTACACGCATATGTTTGTACAATACCCCATTGAAGTTTCCCAGCATTTTAGAAAGGATCTCATAAGCAAAAAACAATTTGCTATGAATACAAACTCCGTGGAAGCCGATGATTACTTTGCTCGTTTTCTTGTTTGGGCCTGGAGCACTAACGACAATCCTGCTTTTCAAACACGATGGTTGACAAATGCACTGTGATGGATACCTATCAGGGGCCCATGGGCCATGACGAGAGGCATTGCCTATCTCGCCCCCGTATATTGATCCAGAACCATGAACGAAGAGGCTCTTCAACGTGTTAATACGCGCTTCTCTAAAATATTTTGAGTCTATCGATACAACTACCCTGCAATCATTGAACATTTTCCTGTAGAACGCCTTGACATCTGTAAACCTTATGTTATGTATAGACTTTTCCGTTCCGGTGACATCTCTATACGAACGCGATCTGTTTTGCATCAGGTGCTTCAGTATTTTGTTTGTGTTTTGAATCCGCAAAAAGTACTCCTCGAGAACAATTGTCTTTTCGTTTTTGTAGTCATTCTTTGTAAACTTCGCATCAAAGAGCCAGCGCCTTACTAATAACAAAAATGGTTTGTAGTTCATTATTGGTATGTGAACGAAGAAAGAACAAATGTCATGGTTTGTTGATGCATTCACAATAGCTTTCAAATCCATGAACAGATCAGCCAGCGACCTGCCTCTTACACGCTGTTTAAACATCATATGTTCTATAAGATGGCACAGGCCTTCTTTTCCTACTGGGTCTTTGGAAGCACCCACAGTAAATGAACACACGAATGTAAATGTATCGTTAGTGTTTTCAACGAACTTGACTATACACCTGGTAGGCATGGTATACTTTGTCCGGAGATTTTAAGTTATGCTTTCCTTTTAGAATATCATTCAATGATGGTGCAAATGTGCGAGGATCTTTGGTTATAGTAATCTCACTAGCATTCCTCACTTTATTTGCATTGTCTTGAACAGGTGCTTTTTTAAGTTGGAAGCCGCCATGTTTAATTGCATCGAATATCTTGTTCATGTTGTTTGCATTCGTTAGAGTTGGAGCAAAAATCGGTGGCGGAGGGGGGGCTGAAGGGGGTGGCGGAGGTGCAAGTCTTTTACCTGCTGCTGGAAAAGGAGGTGGTGGTAGCGGTCCTGAAGGTGGACGAGGCGGATGCCGAGGTGGGCTCGGTACACTTGTGGGTTTTGATCCAAATAGCTTTTCAATGTTGCTTTCTGAAAACCCTTCCAGGAGCATTTTTTGACGCACGGCATGGATAGGGACACCAAATTTGAGCATGCGATTAAACCGCTCGGATTCTGAATTCTCTGATATATTTTCTGGGTGCAATGCAACATTCGTGTCGTCCGGGAACAACTGAATACGAGCTCCATCGACCAGACGTTGTTCTTGGTCTAAATCAAGTATCTGTTCCAGGTATACTCCAAGTCCGTAATTGTGCTTGGAAACCCATACATGATCAATCCTAAAAGCAACCTTGATTTTATCAAATGGATACAATCCTCTTGTGGACAGGTTGCGAACTGCTTTGTCATAGATCCGAACGTCGCGTTCATAATTACGGAGACGAATTGTTCTCTTTTCAAAGTTGACAAATGGGATGTGTGATTTGGTTTTTAAAAGTTCGTTGTAAGCAGAAGATTCAGAAATCCTCTTCATAATACACGTCTCGATGGTCGTCAGCTGTGCAAATTCCTTGCTTTTGGGCTGTTCTTGTACAACGATCGTGACCCTGTTGTAAATATCAAAAGATGGTTTGAAAGCAAGATAATGCACAGAGCTCTCTAGGAATAAAAAAGAACATTGATCATGTTTGTATTTGAGTTTGAACAACATGCGTTCACCATCAGCCAGCAAAAAGCCCTTTGGCTTTAAAATTCTTATCAAATTAGTGTTTATATCCTTCACTGAAATCATTCATTTACTTTGTGGTGCAATGTCTTTACAATTACAGGTAAGTATAGTTCCGGCTTTAAATATTTATTCAACAGGACATCTTCACTTCTATTGAAGTCTTTTGCGAGCTGCTTCAGTAGCACAGTGTTTTGCGCCTTGATGATATTCGTGAACATTGTGAAAATCATTTCATTATCCATTGTTGCGTTGTTTCATCCACCCTCTGAAAAGATTTGTAAAGCCTTAGAGATATGCCTATAAAATGTTCGATTTGATGGACCACCTGAACCACCTCTTTATTTACTGCGCTGCTTTCACCAGCAGCTTTGGGATTAGTATTAAGCTGTAAGTTGCACTTTGACAAATCCATAAGCGATGTCATTTCCTTCTTCAATTTTTTGTAAGGCAAATAATCTTTTGAATCTGTAAAGTAATGGTGTTTTTTGTCCATTGTTATAAAATCATAGACTGACCCAAGTGTGTCAAGCAAGTGTCTGATACATTTATATGTTGTTTATAATCAATTGTTAAGATTTAACATAACAGTTTCGCAACATAATATAATCTAGTGCTCTTATCATTTCTCATGGATCTGGGGCTGTTGATATCTGCAACCTTTTGCTTCTGCATTGTTCTCTACGCTTGGCTTGCCGTCCGCATAAAGTCTCATGCAATTGTTGAAAAAGCATACGAAAGTTTCAAGGACCAATATGACCCCCTGAAAGATGAAGGATCAGAAGACATGTCAGCACCCCCACCAGATGTCATGAGTAGTGTGGCTACAAGCTCGTCGTACATAAGCGTCCGCGTTCTGATGTTAGGATTGACGGTGTATGTGGGAGTCATTGTTGTTGACTTTGTGGTCAAGTACCTGTTGCAGACAGACCCAAAAAGGATAGAGCTAGAAATAAATGGTAAAGAATATATCGCTATTAACAAAGAAATTGGGCTAAAGCTAGACGAGACAGACCGAAAGGAGTACATAAAAGAGTTAGAGAACAGAACAAAGCTGCCAAAAGATGTCATATCTTCGTTCACCATCCATGCAATGCTATTGCTCAGTCTCTGCATAGTTACATTTTTGTTGACGCACATTTATTCCAAACTATGTATCAAGATAGAGGACACTTACAGCGTTGACTCCATGCACATGCACGTCGATGCCATCATGTTCATTTTGCTGATGATTTATTCCATGATGATTGTTTTTTGTGTTTATTTGAATAGAAGATGAACTATGTACACAGCGAGTACTAAGCTCGCAAATACTTTTATGGTAAACATGAAACTAATTTCAAGTCCGTTTTGCCTACCATCCTCAGTTCCTTTGTAAATAGTAAATATCAGAATAGAAACAATGAACGAAAGGAAAAGAAAAATAGATCCGTATATTTTTAGTCTTTCATTCAGCAAATCATTCATTTCATTTTCTTCCTCAATGAGCTCCTCTGGTGTTTTGCTCGCGACACCCTGTAATAACCTTTCTTTTGTCTGTTTAGTCTTGTTCTCTTTGTATACTAAAAATATGCACGTCATAAAATAACCAACCATCATTGAGAACAGTACGGGGATGATCAGGTTCTTAAACATGCTCTTAAAATTTGCACCCATACTCTCAGTGAAATCAGATAATTGTGGGTTATTGGAATGTCTACCATTCAATATCCAGTAAAGCAAGAGCGACCAAGGGTTGCCAGGCTTCGACACATACAATTCTTTTGCGACTATGAGAATGAACTTTCGGAATACAATGACACTGAGCCAAATAAGTATTGAATAACCTACAAGTATGACGGAAATGAACAAACATATCCACAAGAAATGCAGCGGAACTTGTGTTTCTGTTGGTTCTGCCATGTTGATGTAGGATGCTACTCCCATAGGCACACTCGCAATCAAGGTATAAAGAAGCGTGCACATGATTATCAAAGAATATGTAGCGTTGTCCTCTAATGCAACTCGTTTCCATCCACCCATAACCATATTTGCATAGCTCGTGTCAACCTTGCAATCGTCAAAAAACCACTTGTTGTGGGTTGGCAGTAGTTCTATCTCCAAATTGTCTTTTATCTTGGTGTAGTTGTTTGTAAATGTATTTTTGAATGACGACCGCATGTTTGTGTACGTAATAAGGAATCCAGAGCAATTCGGCCTTCCATCAATCCCCCTGATTTTATGTTTTTTAAACCATTCTTTAGATATCCAAGAATGTGGAGGAACGATTTCTAATGTTTTCCCCAGCGTCTCACATGCCACCAATGAAGTGAAGGACTTGTTTTCGTACATATTAAAAGACACAGCTAAGCCAGCCCTCAGTACGATTATGAATACGACTAATCGCAACAAGCCGTATAATGGCCCACATAATTTCTTCACAACGGCACCAAAAAGAGGGAACGATGGTATGAGCGTGGGTATAAAGATGCAGCAAAGGATGATTAACGAGATGTACCCAATGATTGACATGAAAGTGGACTTGTTCGAAGGGTCTATCGTGTTTTTTTCCCACTCTGAAAGATATAGAAGTCCTAGGACATCCATTGACACTGCTTTCATGGCAAAATTCTGCTTCAAGTAATTGCTGTCCTTTAGAAGATTCATTCTTTCTTCAATATTATAATTTATAGGGTTCTGAAAACTCCACAGCCTATACATGCCATCCATGGCGTTAAAAATATGGAGGATAAAGAATGGAGCAATGAAATCAATAAAGTTCATGATGACAACAAGTTTCAAGTTGGCTTCTGCAAGTGCATCAGAAAATATATATAACAATACGTGACACACTATAATAAAATGGCTCACCAAGAATATGTTTACCTGAATCTTCTGCGTAAAATTATCGCTCACGGCGCAACCCGGAAAGATCGTACGGGTACCGGCACGAAATCATTGTTTGCCGAGCAGATCAGGTTTGACATATCCAAGTCCGTCCCGTTGCTGACAACAAAGTTTGTCCCGTGGAAAGCTGTCATCAAAGAACTCATTTGGTTCATGAAAGGGCAAACTGACGCGAAGTTGCTTTCAACGCAAGGCGTTCGAATTTGGGACGGCAACACAACGCGATCATTTCTCGATGGAAGGGGGCTTTCGCACTTGGAAGAAGGGGACATCGGAGCTGGGTATGGTTTTCAATGGAGGCACTTTGGAGCAAAGTACAAAACGTGTACAGACACCTACGAAGATGAAGGCTTTGATCAACTGCAGCATATCATCGACCAACTTAAAAACGACCCGTACAGTAGGAGGATATTTTTGAGCGCCTGGAATCCTCTCCACATGGCTGATATGGCGCTACCACCTTGTCATGTGAGTGCGCAGTTTTATGTCGAAGATTGCATCGTGAGCGGAGAAAAGCTGCTCAGCTGCCACATGTATCAACGTTCAGTAGACTGCTTCCTGGGACTCCCATTCAACATATTCTCTTACACTGCTCTCACATACATACTCGCTGCTATGTGTGGTATGAAGCCCAAGGAGCTCATTATTTCAACCGGAGATACGCATATCTATTGTAATCATCTCTCCCAAGTGCAAGAGCAACTTGCACGAACGCCATACGACAACTTTCCTACGCTTCATTTGGATATGGACAAGATTAACTCTTGCGTCGATGTGAATAATATCACGATTGACGATTTTGAAGTTTGCGACTACAAATTTCATCCGTCCATCAAGGCGCCAATGAGTATTTGAAAAACAACGATATCAATTGTCAATTAAAAAATTGAACTAGGTTAAGTGAGTTAACCTGCAACTTATAATACACTCTGAGAGAATGATCATCACAGTAGAAGGCAACATTGGTGCTGGGAAGAGCTCGCTTCTGGCGCATCTTGAGCATGGAATTGTTGTAAATAAAGCTCACGTGATTGCTCTAGAGCCTGTGGACGATTGGATGAACATGAGGGTTGACGGCGATGATAAAAGCATTTTCGAACATTATTATACTGATAAACAGCGGTATGGATTCATGTTTCAAATGTATGCACTGCAATCGCGGTTTAATCATATCATCCAACTCCAAAAAGATCATCCTGAAAAAGTCATTATTTGCGAACGATGCCATCTCACGGATTGCATGGTTTTTGCGGACATGCTACAAAAAGATGGTATTATCTCGGCTATTGAGTACAGCGTGTACAAGTCATGGTACGATTTCATTACCAACCTAATCAAGCCCAAGATTGGGGGTATCGTCTATCTCAAGGTAGATCCTGAAATTTGCGTGCAAAGAATTATCAAAAGGAACAGGACCGGAGAAGATGCAATTAACTTGGAGTACATCAACAAGGTACACCAGCAACACGAGTCTTGGCTCGTAAGTCGTGACGCTGAGCTGCTTAATGTGTGTATTGTAGATGGAAACGGAGAAGGATGTGATATTGTTAAAATTGCCGAATATATTAACAAGTGCCTAAAAAAAGTATGATGGTTAGATAGACAAGGTAGTAGCGTTGGTTCTGTCGAAGAAATGTATTCAGTAGTAAGAGACAAGTGCAGTACTCCCCAGATCGCCAAAAACGAAAACATTTTCTCGTCAGACGACGATGCACGGATTTTCAGATGTTCTGATGCAAGGGATAATTTTTCTTTAATGTTGTTGGAGCGGTTGGACGCTTTGAACGATGAATTAAACTCGGTTCGCGGCGAGCTCAAATCATTGAGACAAGGAAACGTCAGTAAACTACGCATAGAAGGCGTGTTTGATATCAATTCAAAACACATAAACATAGACATCATGCTCCCCGAACCAAAACAGATACCACAATTACATGATGAAACAACACACAACCCACATACACCGGTTACAGATCTGACTGAGACGATCACGTCCGTTGTCGCATCTTTCAGCAATACAGTGTATGGGACCGTGTTTCTCACACAATACTGTTACACTGACAATCCGCGACTGCTGTCATTCCATATGTTTTGCTCTTTCTCTCAATGTGTGAATTTGCTTTCATTCTACAAGTACCTAGATGAAAACATTCCATACCTCGCAAATTTTGGGTCAACAATAGCAAAGTCACACAAACAAAAACAACGTGTTAGCTCTGTTCGCATGAACTTTGCGAATGGGATCCCGGAAACGTTATCAATGGTGGCATGGGCACATGAAAGCCTGTTACAATTCATACTCGTTGATTTGGAAGATGACCCAATGGTTTTAGCCTATAACTCGTAGCACATTGACTTTTTGAAAAGATCACTACCGTAAAGAGCATTTGAGAAGCTGAGCGTGTTGCTGAACAATGTGGTTGCAAACAAGACAGATATGAGCGCAATCAGAATCGAAGTGATGTATGTGATCAAGTTGTCGACCTGTATTTTTTCAACGCTATCGCTTTCGCACGAAAACCCGAATGAAGACAAGGAAACCTCTTTGTTTGTGTCTATGGCTTTTTCTATCGCGCGATATCTTTTCATATTTGCAAGTTTCTCAAAAGGTGCAAGCTGTGCGATTGTTACGGCCGCAATAATTGATATGATGATGATCATCATGACGTACAAGCTCATTTCTAACAATGGGAATGGAAGCTCCGCATCTGTTCTCAAGAGTTTGTTGCACTTTTCGAAAGATTCAACCGCTTCCATCAAGTTAGTATAAACTGCCATTAGGTCATACGACACGCTCAGTGTCACTGGCGAGTCCGAAAGAGCAACTTTCTTTTTCATTTCATCAAAAAGATCATCTGGATCACCAGTATCAAGCACTCCACCAACGCTCACAAATTGTTTATCTAACAAAATAGCATCGCTCAGGTTAATCATTATGTCTTTGTAGCTACCTGCAATCACTTCCCCGTTCCTCTCCACGATCATGTTGTTGTATGTAAATACTTGGTGGGACTTTTCCTTCCAAGCAAACAACAGACTCACGACAAAAACGTATATCATAAATCCTATCGCAACTTGAAGCGCAAAACTTTGGCTCCAAATCTTTCCTTTCAATGCCATCTTGAGTTGATAATTTGCTTTTTCATCGACATTTTTAGCTTCTTCAGAAGTGTTTATACTCTTGCTGACAATGAACCGCGTAAACTCAAAAAGGCCGATGACCACAACAATGTAAAATGTAATCTCCATCATGATCACATTCTTCAAATGTGCTTGTATTGTGTAATTAAAGTCGTCATACAGCATTTTTAAACCATGGCTTGCCGCCCTTGCATTTTCACAGTTCATAAAAAACTCATCGAAAAATAGGCGCTGTTTCATATCCATCATCTTGGCCACGAACCGGTCGTATGTTATGTAATTTTTCTTGTAATCATTGGCACCCATCGACCCTTCTATTGATGTTTTCTGCGCGAGCTGCATTGGGAGCTCTAGGAGCAGATCTGAAATGACCCCAGATACGTCGGGAAAGGCACTACCGTAAAAGGACTTGAGGCCGTTCAATATTGAGTTAGAAACATTGTTATCTATCTGTATAGTGTTGCCAGGATCATCGAGCTTCAATTGGCCTACGCATTTTGACACAAGGTATTTTTTAGCTTCCAAAACAGCATCTTTGGAGCTCGAGTTCATGTTTTGATTCATGAGACTTTTGCAATCTATGTGAAACACAAAAATAGATTCGGGAGAGCTTCCAATGTCCGAAAGCATAAAAGAATTCTTGAACAGATCTTTGAGAATCGGCCCATTCGGCGAAGAACTGATAGGCCTTCTTATAAAGTTGTCCTGACAGCCCTTGACCAAACCGGTTTGGACATCGATGAGCATGTCACACACCGCAAACTTTGGAATCTGTGTATTTCCTTCACTTACCTGGGCTCCTTGATCGAATATCTTCTGGAGTGTTTCCTCGCTTGGCTGTACTTGAGATCCTATCATTATAACAAAGTCCGTTTTCTTAACGATAATGTATGATTTGCTTGCTTGGTTGTTTGAATATGTAAACACAATCTTTTTCAAGTCTTCAGCTGTGAAGTTGTATCCTATTCCAAAGCTCCCGTCATCCACAAAAGCTGCAACAACTGATGTTGTGTCTCCCATGAATGAATTCAGAGTCTCTTCAGTATTGTACCCTGTTGTAGCCTTCTTCAATGACGCAACAGAGTCCTGGAATGGTGATATCCCCCTTATGATGACAAAGTCCATTTTAAGACAGTTCCCGATTTTGTCACAAACTCCTTTGATCTGATCTTTTGAAAGACATTTCATGGCATTGTCATTTTTTTTCAACATAAAACCTTTAAAGTAGGCAGAGCTTTCAGCGAGACGGCTGATCTGCCCGTACATATCCAATGATTGCAGGTTTTTTTTCAGTGTGTCGGGCCTCACAGCATAAATACCATTCTCAACGTAAAATGGGTCGGCGTGAATTGTGCTTCCATTGAGGAGACTGCATGGAATGTTCGATGGATGCAACATACCCTTTTCACACTCGTCCGACAGTGTATAAGGGTTTGATTTGTTAGACTCTTTGAAAAGGAAAGTCTTCTTCTTGAGGCATGGCCCTGAACCGGAGGCCGCGCCTGATGGAGCACTATTCGCACCGCCTGCAGAGCAAGAGGATGAAGATTTGTTCGCATTGTTTAGAATGGGACGAGTGTCGGTAAATACATACTTGATGTTGTAGTTTCTGTTACGGTGCAATATATATCCTAAAATGGGGTTTGTTCCTGTGACTTTTATCAGGGCCTTTGGATTCTTCTGAAGTTTTTTTATTTCATTACTCTCTATCTTCATCATCTCGTCAATGTGTCTCACCATCTCGTACCTACAAAGTATGTCGGTCTTGTAAACCGTATCGTAAATTTGATTGTTCTTTATCAGTGTCAAAACACTGACTATGATGATGTAGATTCCTATGATAGCTATGAGGAATGCAAAGTAAATCGCTTCTAGTTTTCGAGATATGTTTGAACATCCTTTGTACATTGGCATGACAAACAACCATATTAGCAAAGTAATGAAAAGAGCGACAAAGATAAATGTAATCAAAAAGTATGCCAAGGCCAATCCCTTTCTTTGTTGTCGCTCAGAAATTATTGTATGTTTCATTATGTTCAAACGTAAGAGCTGCTCTGATAGGCTAGTGAGAAGCCCCATAACAGCACTCTTGGGGGCTCCACTACCTGAGTTATTCAAGGCATTCAAATAGACTTTGTTATCGTATTTATGTGACAAGTACTCCAATGTTTTATGAATATCAAACATTGGTGGCAACAGTAATGTTGAACTAAATGCCATAACGAACTGTGATATTACACCTTACATACATATTTTTTTGTTTGTTTCTTTTCTATCGCAAATATAATACTGAGTGAACCACACTTGGACCAATGAGTAGCACATGCAATATTCCGTCTAATTTAAGCGAGGCTGAAAGAATTGATTACACTCGAAATCGGTTGAACAAGGAGATTTCATACACATATCGCATTCTGGGCATCTTTGTGGTGATTGCAGGTATCTTGTTAGTAATGCTTGTATATTGTATCATAAAAATTATTGGTGTTATTTTGTATTTCAGAATGAGGAAAGGTGAAAAGGAAATTGAGGTCAAGAAAGCTCTCAATAAAACAGGCGCTACTTTTACACTCACAAATAGCGACAATGACAACGAAGAATACGAGTACAACCAGCTGAAACCAAATGAGTATGCAGAAGCCAAGGATGAGTATTATCAATTCCATGAGTCAATCAATAAATCTCTTGGGGAATACAAGGCATACAACGACAAGGTCAAGAACTTCTTTGAGACCACGAGGGACAAGGCCCCACCTGACCAATACGACAGGAGGATATTTGACATAAAGCAGGACAATTGGTGATAGAATCGCATGGTTGTTAGTTGGTGGTATATATTTTTGTCAAGTCATAAAGGTGCATCTTTCCACATAAAGCGTAGCAAGGATCGTACTTAGCCCTTAAAAAAGCTCGTTGAATTTTTTTGCTGATATTGTTTTCTTATCGCAAAACACAGTCAAACAGTATTGTTCCACACAACCTTTATCGCTTTTAATAATATAGGGGTTGTAATTATCATTAACACCCAACTCCAGGTAGAAGAAGATCGTAGCAATACAACTAGTTCTATCTGCTTGATAAAAAAACAAGGTTTCAACTCCATGACTCGTATCAAGACTCTTCCACGTGACAATCCTGAATGTGCATTCCCGCCCATGAAACGAACATGACCCATTCATTATGCATGTACTTCCCAGCACAGACATGAAATAGTTGCCATCACATAGATCATCATTTTCGATACTCACATCCCGGATCAGATACGGCAATACCGAGCTTTTCATATTGCATGCTTCAATGCTTTTATATGTAATCGGAGTGCCATCTTTCATGATCCTGTATGAACCTGTGTGGTTTCCGCATGTATCGAACCACTTTGTTTCCCCTCTGATCTCATTGGCGATGTCTGACACGCATGCTATTCTCAGAAGTCCACATTTGCTCATGTTATGGAGATGGATTGATGGAGCTACAGACCGAAACTTATACAGTTTAGTTTCATTTATTATTATTTGCTTCAAGAAACATATCTCAAGGAATTGTGGATATGGTTAGGTTGAACAATGAGTAGATAAATGTTTATATGAGGCTGTCAATAATAATACAACTGATCAAATGTCCTTGGATTTAAAATTTCTAGAATCACTTTTGCCTACAGCTACATAAAGATAAATCACCTTTTGTATACAGTGTAAAAATACGACATGTATATGTTCAAAACTATCACAATGCCGCATTCAATCTCTCTGTCTGGGCTTGGTAAACAAAGGATAGTGGCATTTGTCAAACGAGTAAAACACAGTAAAGACAGTAAAGACAATCAAGACAATCAAGGCATTCCAAAGGCATTCGTTGGTCCGGACTTTACTTGCAATCACCTGAAGGAGCTATGTGAAAAAGACGAAGCAATCCATTTTGAGGACATGAAAAAACAACTTACAAACCTGTATGGAGCAGAGATGGCAAACGAAGTCACATCGCCGTTTCTCGCAGACAGCGTGCTCTTCCTGCACGAGCACTACTTTCTGAACAAAAACGCGAACGTCAAGAACCTGCGCAAGTTTGCCATGAGGCTTTACAAATTGGAAAAGCCGATGCCACCAAAAGTCCATGAAGCAATCATGGACATCCTAAACAAGTGTGATGCCATGTAAACCGGACATATAGTACGACTAATCGAACGACCCACCTGTCCGAATTTGTTGCTTGTTTGAAGGTTCGACATAAATAAAGACAACAAAACTGATATAAGAGTGTTTATCAATATATACTTTACAGTAGCACGTCGATCCCCTTTTTGATCATAATCCAAGCCTGTCAAACATGGGGAAGCAGCTCATCTCGTTTACAATTGATGCCATCGTAATGAACATTGGCAATAACAGAGATTGTATTGCGTATGTAAAAAGAGATCATGCTTCGAAGTCTGTGTATTATCGGTTGAGCGATGAAAAAGAAGTTGGTTGGAAAGCACTCTCTCTTTCTGGTTATTACATTCCAGGCGATGGCCTGGAGGAACTTGACACAAATGCAATGCTTCAACACATTCAATCAGATATTGATCAAAGGTCCTTTGAAATCGGCGTTTCTAGGATGAGTGTTGCTTAGAGGTTTTTCTATTCAACATCATCACTTGGCTTGATGTTTCTTCAAATCTACTATTTCCTTTTTCAGTTCTTGAACAGCAATCATAAGCGCGTTCAATAGATATCCATTATCCACGAGTTTGACATCCATGTATTGCACTTTCACAATAACAATACGTCCTCTTTGAGCTCCAAGAGGAATCGCCGAGTCTAAAAGGATGCTTTTGTCATCGATAACTTTCTCAACGCTTCTGTTGGCGATGAATTCGAATACGCCATCTTGAATGTTAATGAAGAGGTTGCACCCTTCCTCCAGTGTGTGTTGTTTTTCAAAAACAAGCACTCTTGGATTCCCACTCTCGCACAACATCGCTCTCTTTTCAAGGTTGATTGAGTACGAAGGGATCGTTTTAATAGCATTCGGTAGGAACGATTCCAGATCTTGAGCCAAAACACCGATCTTGTTTTTCTCACCTGTATGCTTAAAGTCGAATTGATACACGGGGACATCGTAGAGACCGTTTGCAACAGAGCTTCGATCTAAACATTTTATATTCGTCTTAAGGCGCTTGTCACTCAGGTTTACAACACTGTTCGCTTGGAGCGTCCCATGCACACTCACAACAAGGTTGCTGCCAGTCACATTTTGAACACCGAACACAGCGCTTTCTTCGACGCTCAGCGTTTTTGTGGTTAAATACTCGACATTGCTCAAACTGATCGGGTCATAGTTTAACGTACTTTCATCCAGCGCCATGCCATACGGTCCTATTCCTATTCTCGGGCCGAGAAACGCCCCTTGTACTATAATGTTGCTGTTGAATCTAGGAGTGCTCAACACATCGATTTCGCCATCGAGAAGCATATTACAACCTGTGAAATTCTGAAAAAAATTGTTGGAACCCAACACTTCAGTTTCATAAGTGAACTGAAGGTTGCTTGTGAACTTTGCAAAATCGTTCACAAACATCGGACTTTGAACATATACATTGTTGCTGAATGTCACGACTCCATCAAACACAGCGGATTCATGCGATACGAGCGTCTTATTTACAGTCAAGTGCCCAACGCTTGCATTGGAAGCGACCATGGAGAGCATTTCGACATTGCTCATTCTTGCATTGTTAACTTCCATATCAACAATGCACACGTTTGATCCATTCAGATTTTTCACGTATGCCGTGTTCGTAAAAGTCGTTGTGAAAGATGCTGTATCATTGCTCATAGTACGGCACTGCATGAACTCAACATACGCATTAGAAATACCTACGTTTAGGGCGCTGATGTTGCTTGTTTCGATGCTCATCGCGTCAAGGTTTTTGACGTACAAGTTGCACGTGTATGAGATGTTCGTTAATGCTGTATCAAAAGAGCCAATATCATTGCACAGTGTGGATGCGTGCATGAAGGTTACCTCTGCATGATCTATCGCCGCAACCTTTGCGTAAACGTTTGAACCTTCAAACACTTGAACATTTGCGTGTTGTATGTATGCGTTGCTGTTAAAGAGTTCGCGCACCCAGTTGCTGCTAGTGTATGCCACTGAAAACGCACCAATATCATTACTCAACGACTTTATGTATGCATTGCTTGCACCCAATTCCGCTACCCTTGCAGATTTTACAAAAGCACTTTCAATGGAGACATTTGAGGCTTCAAATGAATCGACGAAAGCGTTTGATGTGAACGACACTAAAGTCCAATTCGAAAGTGTATGCGAAGACATCATGAACGTCTGCCCATCATTGCTGCTCCAATGCACGACTAAATTGTCAACTTCTGCATCCAATGCATATGCATTTGACATGTTGATATCATTCGCAAATGCGGCGTTGAAGCTTGCTACATTCATAGTGGCGTTTGATGAATAAGAGTCGAGCGTCCAATTGGATTCCAAATATGACCTTTGCGCAAACAAATTATCAACACGCAATTCTTGGAACGACCCATTTTCGACCTCCAGGTTGCTTACGCGTGCATTGTTGATATAGGTGTCATCTTCAAGGTACACAGGACCTCTTGCGATGGTCTCGCCTGTGAAAGTGGCGACTGCCCCTATGTACGTATTGTTGCAGAAGTTCACATGCCCATTGAAGATGGACAACCCATCCACTGTTGTTTTCCCCGTCAAAAATAGGTTGCTATCGACTGTCAATGTGTGTATGGTTGCATTGGATGCTTCCATCTGAAGCGCAAACGCGTGTTGAATGAGGCAATTTGAAGCAATCAGTAACGAGGTTGGGAGATACACATTGCAGCTGAAAGTTGCATTCGTGTTCACTTGAAAGCTGGGGCCTTCTATGACCGTGAAAGATGTCGGGCCGGTGAAAACATTGGACCCTGTGAAAATGCTGGTTTTGCTACAAACAAGGTTTGAGACCGCAATGTTCAACGCATATGTATCAATGGTTTCGAGGTTTAATGTAGTCACTTGATTCGAGAACGTGATTGGACTTTCGCAAACAAAGGTGGCATTCGAGTCTATGACCAATGACCCAGATATCCTCAAGGTGTCGGTGATATTGAGCGGACCATTGAAGTTAACATCGGTTTCAAAGTCTACAACATTGCAAAATGTGACGGGCTGGACAAATACAGCGTTGTCCAAAAATCTCGCCGGTCCCGCAAATATTGCCTCGTTGCAGAAAGTTGCATTGCTCTCGAAGAAAAAACTTCCCTTTGCAAATGTGTTGCTCAAGAAGAACACCTCTTCTGTGGATGTCACGGGCACCGTGATTAGAAGGGGGTTTGTGAACACGACATCTTCTGCAAATGTGACGCTCTTTGAAAATGTGGCATCTTCTAGAAAAGACACATTCGACCCGAATGATACGGGCGCTGAAAAGGAAGCCGTAGATTGAAAGTCGGCATGGTTGCAAAGTGTGATATTGGACAGGAAGAATGTTTGCTCATGAAAGTAGACCGTGTCCATGAAATCCACATTGCTCTCAAAAACTGCCGGCCCACTTGATGTGAGCAATGCGTTGGAGCCTAAAGAAACGGGCTCGTTGAACATGACGGGGTTCGAAAACGAAACGTCGTCGTAGAATACAGTGGGTATGTAAACATTCAGCATCGCATCCGGATTTGAGATCTCATTGCTCAGAGTGACACTGCTCATAAACATCACATCATTGCAGTGAGTGACACCGCTTAAAAACACATTGCTACCTTCTGCGTAGAACGCCCCTGACACATAAATCTCTCCATCCGTGCCGATCCTCAAGGTGCCATCGATGAGTGTGTCTGTTTGGCTCTCATAATACACGTTACTCGCAAATGTGACTAGGTTGCAGAAAGTAGGTTTTCCAACAAAATACGAATTTGATAGTGAAATGATGTCACTTGTAAACACTGCCGCAGCGTTTGCTAGTATAGACGAGTCGAATGTGACTTGATTGCAAAAGGAAACTTCTCCCATCCAAGTCATGTTGCTCAATCCTGTTACCGCATCGTGGAACGTCACCGTGTTGTGAAAGTCCGTTTCGGTGCCTTGAAACACGGTCCAAGCATTGAAAACGACGTTCGAGTCGAAGGTCGTCACACCCTTGAACGAATTTGAATTGTAGTTTGTGATGGGGCCATATGTGTTCACATCGTCGAGAACTGTGAGAGGGGCGTGGATCGTGATATCCCCATACACATCGGTGTTGCCGTTCAGTAAAAGTTGACTGTTCACAGAAACCATGTCGTTCATCTCTACGGGATCGTTGAAGGTGGTTAAATGGTTGAAAGTGACGGCTTCATTATATGAGGCTGGTGACATGAAATCAACATTGCTGTTGAACGTTACCTGGTTGTTGAAAGTGGACGCGCCGTTTGCCTGGAAGAGGCTGTTTGTAGTGGTTGCGCCGTTGAGCGTGGTCGTCCCGTTGACTATGATATTGTTGAAGATTGCTTCGATCAAGTATTTTCTATCGACGTAACTTTTTATGGCATACTCAGTGATGAGCCCTTGAAAGGCCTGGTCAGTCTCCGCGGCAGTCCGGTATGAGTTAGTCGTTGTATAGTAAAGCTCGAGGCCGTTCCAATTCACGAAACCGTTTTGGGCTTGCAAGTCCAAGTACAGCCGGTTCTTTACGGTCAAATCTTGAAAGGTCGTTGTGAAAGAAGGGTCCAATGTAGTTATCAAGTCGGCTGTCCTCCCGATTCTCAGCTCGTTGTTATCCAAGTGGCTTGTGTAGTCGATGAACGCAGTCTCGTCGTCGAATATCCGCGCTTCTGGGTAGAGGATCTTGTACAGGGTGGCATTGAAGTCGCTCCCGAAGAGGGTGAAAGAAGGTTGCGGCACATTGCATTGCGATAGGTACTTCAAGTAATTGATCTTTGCAATGCGTTCGATATCAAATACTTTGATCCCATACAGCTCATAAGATGAAGCCAAATCGGAAAACACAAAGTGGTCATTGGACAACACGAATGTTTCCTTGTCAGGGAGAATGTTCGCTACAAACCCATACAGGTTCTCCGTGCCATTCCGAACGATCCTCAACTGATCACCGACGTTCAAGTTGCTCAGGTTCGCGTAGAACAAGTTGCTGGATGCGCCGTAATTGAATCTGAATACGTTGTTGCTCAAAAGATGAATGTCCCGGAAGACGGTTGGTACATACATGCCATTCTGTAAGATGTCCTTGGAAGTCCACCCATCATTTAGCATAGCCTGCCTGATTGTTTTGTTCAGCCCGCTAATGTTTATGGATTCCCTGTTGTCTGCAAGGTATATGATGTCGTCGAATCTGTCCGGGATGTATGACAGTGACCATAACCAATCCCCTGCATTGGAGTTGGCCGCATAGTAATCTCTTGCATCTTCGATGGAGCCTACGTTGCTCCATGCTTGCAACTCTGGATTCAGATATAAAAATGTTGCTGGATCAAATGGAGCACCGCTGTTGTAAACAGAAGCCATGTGATACTAGGATCGCTTTATTTCACAACAGAAAAATAATGTGCCCGGTAGTTCATTCACATGACATAAAATCAACTTGTCCATTGGCAATGCTTTTTATGAGTTCTTTGGAAGTCCCGATGTCGTTTGTGAACATTTTCCCATCCATTTCGTGAAACATAGAACATGCTTTTTCGATGTGCGGGGTTTTTAGATACGTAAACTGACTTGACTTGAAAGTGACTTGACTTGACTTGAGGTGCTGAATCCATTCGAGTCAAGCCGATCAAGTCCCAGAGCATCCGAGCTTGTTTCACGCTTGGGTATATCCCTCTTATACTTATACCAGATGGTCCTGTGACGAAAGACGGAGAACGTGCACATACAGCTGTGGATGACATTTTCGCAAATAACGACAAAGAGTTTCCTGTGAAACTCCTTGAGCGATGTGGATTGGAGGAGAACCTGGCCTAGCGTGTAAGCTTTTATTGCAAATGTGCGTTCTTTTGATGTCTGGTATGCGTCTTTGGAGTCAAAGTCGATGGATTTGTTTGCTTGTGAGACAGCGCCAATATTGTTGTTGTTGTATGGGTTCGTTTGACTTGTGCTCATTCTTGTGTGAATGTGTGACCATGATTCCCACTACTTGTTTCGTGTTTTGTTGGGAGTTGTTGACCATTTAGACATTATAACATGTGGTTCAATCTACTAAATATCTATATAGATAATCAAGCACGTCTTGAATATTATACTTTTGAGAAAAAGAAATAGCTCATGCATTTGCGACCACGAGCGCTTGATTTCTTGGAATCTTTTGAAAGATATAATATTTATATACATTTGCGACCACGAGCATTTGTTGTAGGGACTTTATTGTCATTTAGAATTTTGACAACTTTCTTGGAAGAAGACTTGTCAGCCTTGACAGCTTTGACTGGTTTGTCCTCCTTTGTATATTTTGTCTTTTTGGTTGCGACTGCCTTGACAGCCTTTGCTGGTTTGTCCTCCTTGGTAGCTTTTGCCTTGACTGCCTTGACTGCCTTGACTGCCTTGACTGCCTTGACTGCCTTGACTGCCTTGACTGCCTTGACTGCCTTGACTGCCTTGACTGCCTTGACTGCCTTGACAGCCTTTACTGGTTTTTCCTCCTTGGTAGCTTTTGCCTTGACAGCCTTGACTGCCTTGACAGCCTTTGCTGGTTTTTCCTCCTTGGTAGCTTTAGTCTTTTTGGTTGCGACCGCCTTGACTGCCTTGACAGCCTTTGCTGGTTTTTCCTCCTTGGTAGCTTTAGTCTTTTTGGTTGCGACCGCCTTGACTGCCTTGACTGCCTTGACTGCCTTGACTGCATTGACAGCCTTGACTGCCTTGACTGCCTTGACTGGTTTTTCCTCCTTGGTAGCTTTAGTCTTTTTGGTTGCGACCGCCTTGACAGCCTTTACTGGTTTATATGAAGCTTTATTTGTTCCTCCACCTTCTCTGGTTGGTGCAGGAACAGGTACGGGAATTCCATATCTCTCATTAACATACACTTTGAACAAATAAAATGACCTGTATCTCAAAACAGTAATTAG